GCGAATGGGGTAGCCAGTTTAAAAATAAATTTAAAGGACGTTATTAATATTCACGTAAATAATTAAACCATGATATGGCTTCTAGTATTTTTCTAGAAGCCATATTTGTTATTTACAAACTTGGTAAAATATGGTATAATATCTTTATACATAATTATACTAACATTACAATATGAACATTAAATCCGTAAGAGACACCTTAGCAAATCTCCATAAAAATAAAGAATATGTCATAGTTAATAAACAATTAACTGTTGAAATTATTGGAGCATCTTTCATAGCAAATACTGATTCTATATTTGGTTTGGCCAATGAAGATTATATTGATCGAGAATTAATGTGGTATAGAAGTATGTCTCGTAATGTAAATGATATTAAAGGTAAGGTTCCAAAGATCTGGGAAATTGTTTCATCGCCAAAAGGAGAGATAAATTCAAATTATGGATATCTAATAAATCACAAAGATAACTATTACCAATACAAGAATGTATTAGAAACTCTTAAGAAGGATCCTAACTCGCGCAGAGCAATAATGATTTATACAAATCCTAAAATGCATACTCAATTTAAAAGGAAAGGTATGACAGATTTTGTTTGTACAAATACTGTTCAATATGTTATTCGTAAAAACAAATTGTCTGCAATTGTCCAAATGAGATCAAACGATGCTTGGGCCGGTTATAGAAACGATTACGCTTGGCAGAAATATGTTCTTAACAAGTTAGCAAAAGACCTAAATTGCAAAGAAGGTAACATTCATTGGAATGCTGGTAGCTTACACGTATATGAAAATCAATTCTACCTACTAGACCATTATTTAAAAACAGGAGAACACGAGATTACTAAAAAACAATATAATAACAACCTCTAAAAACCCACCACCCAATATGTACAGTATTAAAAAACTAGGATATGACGATTGGAATGACGCGCTTGATGCTTTCTTAGAATATAAAACCAGAGATGTGGAAAAAAACAATTTATCATTTGATGAATGGTATTCTTTTAAAACAAGAATCAAAAAAATTAATGAAAAAATTAAAAATGGGGAAGCATCTTCTAATGTTAATAAACATATAAAAAAAGATATCAAAAAACATAGCGATGACTCTGAAAATTTAACATTAGCAGAAAATGAAATTTTGGAAATGCTGAATAACTTAAATTTAGATGTAAGCATTTCGCCTAGATATAAAGAAGAATCATACTCTGAAAGAATATGCAGAGAAGCGGAAGAGCTAGCTCGCCGCGCCCATATTGGTCAAACTCGCCATAATGGAAACCCTTACATTCATCATATTGAAGATGTTGTTAACATAATTAAATCTAATAGTAATAGCAACACCGCTGAAGCAATTATTGTTGCATGGTTACACGACGTTATTTCAACCACTTCTTACACAAGTGAATTTTTATTAGAGCAATCTTGGGTAACTAAAAGAATGCTTAATGCTATTGAAGAAATTGAAATTGGTTATTTTGAAACATATCAACAGTATGTTAACAGATTAAAAGAAAATAATTTAGCTTGGGTCGTTAAGTTAGCAAAGCTTATGTCTCTTATGGATAATAATCCGACACAAGATGAGCAATTTGAGATTGAAACATTTTGCGATTATCTTGAAGATGAGCCGTAAAATAACTAAATAAAAAGATTTACATTCTTATTAATATGTGGTATAATTAATCATATGAATAAGGAAGCTAAAGAAAGTATTAAGGTATTACGAGAGTGTGCCGAATTACAAACTGCTAAATCAAGAGATTATCAAAATCCTAACAGCCGAATTAAACAAGCTGATTATTATCCACGAGGCATCGCATCTATCTTAGATATTATTTACGCCAAAACTCTTAGAATGTATTCGGTTCTAGAAGCTATGGAATCTGATACTGGATATGAGCCAAACTTTGAATCTCTTGAAGATTCTGGTAAAGATCTTATTAACTATGCGTCGTTCTTAGTAGCTTATATGAGACATGGCGTAGATGGCCAAGATGTTAATAAAGATTTTTTAAATCGAAACGGAAACAAATAGATATATTATGAGAATCGGCATCGGCAAGATTGGTAAGTCTGTATTATTCAATAGTAAAAATTGGGGCGCTGTTGGCGGTGACAATGAAGCTCCTATTTTATATGAACACCTAATAACACAAAACCCTGAGCATACTTTTGTTATGCTTGGCGCTAGTGACTTTGATAGATTATCTATTGCCGAGCAAGAACGGATTAACGTTCATGGTAATTTCATATATGCTTTCTCTGGGTTTTCCGAATGGCGAAAAAATCAATGGGATAAATCTAAAGCTCAACACCCTTCAAATGATAGGCAAGAGTTTATGGAAAACATTATTATTCCAAATCCAAAATTTGAAATTGATGCTGGTGTTTTTATGTGCGGTCAAGTTGCAACTACTAATGTTGGGGGTTGGGCTCGTAAACAAACAGATCATACTCAATTAGCAAAGCCACTTGATGTTCAACGAAAGTACGCAGGACCAACAATTCATTATCTTAATAAGTATAAAGAAGTACCTTGGTTAATGTTATTAAACGATCCTCGCCTTTATCCTGGGAAGATGAGAGACCTAATGAATCCTCCTAGGAAGATCTTTTCACAATATAATCAAAAGTGTTTACACCGTAATAGTATTGAATATGATAGCCCTGTTAGGGAAATAACAGAAATAGAACAATTATATAAAGGTATTGAAACTACATTTTTAATTGGAAAAGAAAAGGGTAAATCTATTCAAGAAGCACCAAACACATTAGATAGTTTCTTTGGTGAGCCTGAAGAAAAGACAACTGAAAAAGATATTAACTTTATGATTGTTTGTAATGAGGGCAAACCATCGCGTTATCCTGATTTGAAAAAATATATTTTAGAACATGTCGATGATGTTGATATTTACGGACAATGGAACTCCGATACAATTGGAGATGACTCTCGATTCAAAGGACCTAAGAAGTTTAACGATTTAATGAGAATGTTGCCACGAGTTAAATATACTTTTTGTATTCCAATTAAAAAGGGTTGGGTTACCGCAAAGTTTTGGGAAATGGCTCATTATGGAATTATACCATTCCTGCATCCAACCTATGATCAACAAAAACATTTGGATGTACCTGATTTTATTAGAGTAAAAGATTCTAAAGATCTTTTTAATAAAATTAAATTCCTTGAAGAAAACCCTAAAGCTTATCAGCAACTTCGCGATCAGTTAGATGATATTCTTAAAGAAGAGTATTATGATGGGAGTTATCTCAATGATTTGATCCTAGGTAAATTAACTGAACTAAATAAAAGTAATGCATAACAAAAGAATAGTTTTAGACTTTGATGATACACTCGCTTTAACAACAAATCGCGATTGGGAACATGCTGAACCAAACATAGAGTTAATTCAAAAGGTTAATTCTTTATATGACGATGGGTGGGAGGTTGATATTTTTACGGCACGAGGATCTATCTCTTGTAAAACTCGAGAAGAAGCTAAAGAAAAGTATGCCGGCCAAATCAAAAAGTGGCTAAAGAAAAACGGAGTCAAGTATAGGTCTCTAAGTTTTGACAAACCACTCGCTGCATACTATATTGACGATAAAGGTATCTCTCCTGAACTTTTCCTTAAGACTGATATTAGACAACTCGATGGAGGTTTGTCTGGTGCTGATATTTTTACTGATGGAACATATGTTCATAAAACAGATAAGAATGCTCACAAAGTTAATGAATGGTATTCACAAGTAAAGAACTATATTAATACACCTGAAGTTCTAAGACTTGTTGGTGAAACTTTAACAATTGAGTATATACAACATGACAAAAGTTTCTTCAAGAATAATTTCCACCGTGCAATCGGAATTATTCAAGAAAGTCTTGAAGATTTAAAGGAGATTGATTCGCCTGAAGATTCTCTTGAATTTTCTGATTATGTTGCGCGGATTTATTCGCACTCTGATATTTCTGGTGAGTCATATTTTAATACCATATGTGATTCTCTTAAGTATTTAAATCTTAAACGTTCATTTTCTCATGGCGACTTTGGAGTTACAAATATGTTATTTAAGAGTGAGACTCTTTACTTAATTGACCCTATTCCCGATGTGTTTGGCTGTACCGAAATTGATGCAGCTAAATTCTGTGCGAGCCTTATCGTGAATCAATATGATAACGACATAGTCAATAACTCGATCTCAACATTATCTATGTTTAATTCTATTAATCAGACCGACTTTAAAATTCTTATTGCGGCTGAACTCATTCGAGTTTTTAAATATCATCCTAATAACCAAATCATTTCTAAAGCAGTTAAAAACATATGTGTATTATGAACAACATTTTAATAATAAGTAACAAACCTGAACGGCTCGAATCGTTCATTAAATATTACAACATTTTCAATGAACCGACTGATATAGTTCTAAATGTAATACTCGATGATCGTTATCAAACATATGATCTTAGTGATACTATTAAGGATAATTATAACATCTATTATGCGTCTGATGCGGTTAAGCAATTGGTTCCAAGATTATCTGATCCTGAGACCGCGGAGATTATCCTTGACAAATTCCGTTTGTCAATTAAGCTTCTTGTTATTTTATATGCTCATGAAGTACTAGGTATGGAAAAGGTTTGTATGATGGACGATGACACGTTCCTTATTCAACCTATTGATAGTTACTTCGAAAATGATTATGTTTTCTATAATGAAAGAGTACTTGGTCGCATGTCTGTTGCTGTCGAGAATCTTATGACAGGAATCTACAGTGATCTTGTGGATGTTCATAAAATGAATACTAAGCCCCACTTTACTTTAAACTCAGGTCAGGTAATACATACAAAAAATCCAAATCTATTCAAGTTTATTGATAGAGCGTTCTGTTCAGACTTACTTAATGTCGTATGTGGAGCTATCGAGAAGTATAAATCAAAGAAGAACTACCTGGGTAATATTCATCATCGACCAATTGGTGGAAAGTATTGGATCATGGAACAAAACGTCTATGCTGTTTACTTCAGGTGGTTAACCGAGAATGGTTATGCTGTAAAAGAGTTTCCAAGAAATGAGTTTAAGCTATACGAAGGCCTTCTTAAACCAAATTATACAATGGACAGAATTAGAAAACTTCCAAAATTTTTACATTACCTTCCTACAGATAAGTCACCGTTATATGATACGGTCGCAAAGCAGCTTGACAGAATCATAAATAAAGAAATACATGTTCCTAGATAAAAATAAACTACCAAATGATGCTAAGATTGGCTTCACCTGTTCAACCTTCGATTTATTACACGCCGGTCATATTGTGATGTTGCAAGAAGCAAAATCATTATGCGACTATCTTGTATGTGGTCTATTAATTGATCCAACTGTTGACCGCCCTGATTCTAAAAACAAACCGATCCAATCTCCATTTGAAAGGTACGTACAATTATCGTCATGCCGATATGTCGATGAAGTTATACCTTTCACGACTGAGCAAGAAATAGTTGACATCATATTAACTATAAATCCTGACATCAGAATTGTTGGCGAAGAATATCGAGACACGGATCACACAGGAAAGGGCTTATGCCCTGTACATTATAATAAAAGAAAACATTCATTCTCTTCGTCAGATCTTAGAGACCGAGTAATAAAATCAAATATATAATTATATAAAACACACGCCTATTACATCATGATGATCATGATAGGCAAAGCATAATAAAAATTTAAGTAAAAAAATATTAAAATAAAATGAAAAGTGAAATAACATATGGCAGTATCGTGCCTTTAATCGGAGGAGAAAGTTTAGGAATTCAAAATGTTCTTGATGGTAAACATCCTGAATGGGTAATGTCATATCGAGCTTTTGAAGCTAATGATGCCCATTATATGAATCATATTAGAAACCAAGGGTATGAAGGAGATTATGTATTTCTTGATGAAACTCATGGTTATAAAGCAAAACAAGTAGATGTAGTAAATACGGTTTGCCCTTGCGCAGGTTTATCATCCTTATCACCAACATCAAATGCTAAGAGTGCTACAAACGATTGGATGTATCATACGGCCGAGCATGTTCTTGAAAATATTAAACCAAAAGTATTTTGGGGAGAGAACGCGCCAAGACTAGCGATGTCAACAGGAGCTCCGGTTGTCGATAAATTAAAAGAAATTGCTAAGAAATTTAATTATACATTTAGCATTTACAAAACAAAAAGTCTGGTGCAAGGTTTTTCTCAAGTTCGTGATAGGACGTTCTATTTCTTTTGGAAAGACGATTCTGTTCCACTCTTTGATTATATCCATCGACCAAATCAAAAAATTGAAGATTTATTAAACGCCGTTGTAAATGATCCGGAAGATCCTATGAGCGAAGTTCTTAATAAAGATATTCCTTCAGAGTTTTGTTTATATAATTATATTCTCAATGAAATTCATGGCGGTATTTCTCATGCTGAGTTTGTAGATAAGCATTTAGAAAAATCATCAAATGCGTTTCATTATATTGAAAATAACGATTCATATGATAAACTAATCCCATGGCTACAAGAAAAGGGAGAAGATCGTTGGGCTGCTACAATTGGTCGAATGAATGAAAAAATTAAAAATGGCAAAGGAGTAATGAGAAGAACTGTTACATGGCCCAAGGATTATATTGGTGCTTTTGTTGGCCACCTCCCACAATGGCTTACTCATCCAACTGAAGATCGTTATTTAACGGTTCGCGAGTGTATGGAAATTATGTATTTGCCTAAAGACTTTCAATTACTTAATACTAAACAATGGAATCATATTTGTCAAAATGTTCCTGTTAAGACAGCCGAAGATATGATGGGCCAAATTGTAAAATATTTACAAGGTGATCTTGATAAAGTAAATACCACATATATCTTACAAGATAATAAAAGGCAGAGGTGGGAAGCTGAACAAGAATGTGAAACCGCTTCATTAGAAGACTTCACATAATAATAATATTTAATGATTTACATTCATTAAAAAATAGATTATAATATTAACAGCAACAAAATAAAACTATATGTCATTACTAGATAAACTAAAAAAGAACTGCCGAGTAAAAGAAGCCGACGTCCTAGCCGATAGCCAATTTTATGCGGAGAAGGATATGATTCCAACACCAGTGCCGATGATTAACGTCGCGCTTAGTGGAAAAATGGATGGGGGTTTAACAAGCGGGTTAACCGTATTGGCTGGGCCTTCTAAACACTTTAAAACTTCATTTGCTCTACTAATGGCAAGTGCTTATTTAAAACAACATAAGGACGCGGTTCTAATGTTTTATGATTCAGAGTTTGGTTCTCCGCAAGCATACTTTGAAAGCTTTGGTATTGATATTAACCGAGTACTTCATATTCCTATTAAGAATGTCGAAGAACTGAAGTTCGATATGATTAACCAATTTGAAGATCTAGATCGCAAAGATAAAGTTATTGTTATTATTGATTCGATTGGTAACCTTGCATCTAAGAAGGAGATGGACGACGCTATTAACGAAAAGAGTGTCGCTGATATGAGCCGAGCAAAATCCATTAAGGGTTTATTCCGAATGGCTACTCCTTACTTAACAATGAAAGACATTCCTCTGATTGCAGTTAACCATACATATCAAGAGATGGGGCTGTTTCCAAGAGCGGTTGTATCAGGAGGAACTGGAATTTATTATTCAGCAGATACCATTTGGATTATTGGTCGTTCACAAGATAAAAAAGGAACAGAGATTCAAGGTTATCACTTTAACGTTGTAGTTGAGAAAAGCAGATTTGTTAAAGAGAAAAGCCGTATTCCAATTACAGTGAGTTGGGAAGGTGGAATTCAAAAATGGAGTGGCCTGCTTGATGTTGCGATTGACGGAGGTTATGCTACAAAACCAAAGAACGGATGGTACATGGCAAATAACCCAGAGACGGGTGAAGAACTGCATCCTGTTAACCGTCGTGCCGCCGACACTCTTAATAAAGAGTTTTGGGAACCTATCTTTGAGAAAACTGACTTTGCCGATTTTATTAAAAACAAATTTACGATTGGTTTACATGATATGTCAGGTGATGAAGCTGAAGTGGTTGTAGATGCCGCTCTTGAAACTGAAACTATTGAAGAAGATGCTTGAAGAAGGATCAGACTATGAAATTGTTTCCCATGGTAAAATTAAAGACCATGCTTCAATTAAAATTCTTAAAGGAGAATATGAAGGCGTCCAATATAGTTATGGGAAAATCTCATTTGAATTAAAGGACGTTGATGGTATGGAACTGCCAGTATTAAAGTTCATTTATGAAATTGATAAACATCCTGAAACAATAGAAAAAGAAACCTTAGAAAAAGACCAATATTTTACATCTTATATTGGAACTATATTAGATAAAATATTAATAGAACAAGGTCAAACAGATAAGCATGAATAAATCTTTCGAGGAAATTATATTAACAAATTTAATTAATAATGAGAAGTTTTGTAGAAAATCATTACCTCATATTAAATCAGAATATTTTGATAACCAAGAAAAAGCAGTTTATGATTTAATCGTTAACTTTATTTCTAAGTATAACAAACTGCCAACAAGTAACGTTCTTTTAATTGAACTTCAGAATTCTGAATATAGTAATCGTAGCGATGTAAATGAAATATATCAAACAATTACTAATTTAGAACAAGCTGATAATAGCGATGAAGATTGGTTGTTAGAAAGTACTGAAACATGGTGTAAAGATCGAGCAGTTCATAATGCAGTAATGGAAAGTATTTCTATTATTGATGGAAAGAGCCCAGATAAAAACGAAGGTATTATTCCAGAGATTTTAAGTAAAGCTCTTTCCGTAACATTTGATACGGCGGTTGGCCATGATTATATTGGCGATGCTGAATCTCGATTTGATTTTTATAATAGAGACGAAGAGAAGTTACCATTTGATTTAACAATGTTTAATGAAATCACCGGCGGTGGTTTACCTAATAAAACATTAAACATTATCCTTGCAGGAACTGGTGTTGGTAAGAGTTTGGCTATGTGCCACCTTGCTGCAGATGGAATTTCTCAAGGAAAGAATGTTCTTTATATAACAATGGAAATGGCTGAAGAGCGTATCGCTGAACGTATTGATGCTAATTTGTTTGATGTAAGGATTGATCAACTTGATACGCTTTCCCGTGAAAACTTTAATTCTAAAATAAAGAAAGTTTCTGATAAAGTTAAAGGTCAGTTGATTATTAAGGAATACCCAACTGCTGGAGCTCATGTTGGTCACTTCAGAGCTTTGATAACAGAGCTTAAAATGAAGAAACAATTTGTACCAGATGTTATCTTTATTGATTATCTAAACATTTGTGCTAGTAGTAGAATTAAAGGTTTAAGCGGAGGTGTTAACACCTATTCTTTAATTAAAAGTATTGCTGAAGAAGTTAGAGGATTGGCCGTTGAGTGTAATGTTCCAATTTGGAGTGCTACTCAGGTTACTCGTTCTGGATTTAATAATTCCGATGTTGACTTAACTGATACATCAGAAAGTCTCGGCTTACCTGCCACAGCTGACTTAATGATTGCTTTAATTAGTAATGAACAGTTAGAAGGAATGAATCAAATAATGGTAAAGCAATTGAAGAATCGTTATAATGATCCAAGTAATAATAAACGGTTTGTCGTTGGAGTAGATAAATCTAAGATGCGTTTATATGATGTTGCTGACCCAACTCAAGATATATTAGATGATTCTAAAATAGCAGGAGCACAAGTGGGTAATAGTGATGCCATGCATAACATTGGTAAGAACGTAGACTTCTCTGGTTTTAAAGTTTGAAACTTTATAAATAACTAAAATTACTATTACACTAAATGGATATTAACAAACTAAGATTTAAGGATTTCGTATTAACTGAAGGTATTTCATCAGGCTCTATTGAGAAAGCTACCTTTTTAATGATTAAGTATTTAAAAAAGAAGACGGGTTTAAACCTTTTCGCAATGCCAGAGCTAGAGCAATATAAAGGATCTGCTGGTAAAGGATTTGGTTTACGTTTGTTCGCTAATAAGAATGGTATATCCGTTCGATTAAACTTCTCTTCAACAAGAGCTCAAACGAATGCATTAACCGGATTTGATGTTTGGTTAGGAGACGGTAAACCATCAACACGAGTTGAGTTTGCTAATATGACAAGCGTTGTTAAAATCCTTCCTATTGTTGCTGAAATCATTAATAACAAAGGTTCAAACAGTAAAGTAGTTTATACTATTCCAGATGGAGTTCCTTTAAATGAAGGATACGCATATGGAACAGATTCCATTCTTTTAAAAGAAGCAGCGGGAGCTGGTGATGTTCCAGCAATGTTTGATGATATTGTTGATATGATTGTATCTCCTAACTTTTCAAAAGGGAAGATCTATAGGAAATATAAAAGTGCTGGAGTTAAAGTATTCGAAGCTCTTGAAGAAGTATATCCAAAGAACATTACCAAGCAAGGCGTTAAATATGTATTTGACGGTAAGCCTGCAGTAGTACAAAAGATCAAGAAAGATAAATCTAAAATTCTTGAAATGATTGGCGCTAACGAAGGTAAAGTAACTAAAGGGAGTGCTAAAGAAACATATGCTGATAATTCAAATGCAGATGAGCTTTTAAATGATAGAGAACGATTAAGTTTTGAAGCTCAGTTAGAAGATCTTGAGAATCTATTGAAACTAACCGTTAATGGCGCAGCGAACGCAATCTTTATTGCTGGGCGTGGCGGAGTTGGTAAAACGTTTACTACAGAAAAGATTCTTGGTGAAATGGGTTATAGAGATGGAGCTGGTTACTTTAAGAACACTGGTTCTGCTAGTGCGGCTGGAATGTATTCTCTATTATTTAAATATAAGAATGAAATTATCTTCTTCGATGATAGTGACGATGCTCTTAAAGACCAAGAAAGCCGTAACCTTTTAAAAGCTGCAACCGATACCAAAAAGATTCGTAAACTCGTTTGGAACAAGATGGGTAAGAATGTTGCAGAGCCTGATGAAATGACTGACGATGAAATCCTTGATGCTGGATTAATTCCACGTTACTTTGAATTCACGGGCAAGATCATCTTTATCTCTAACCTTAAGATGAACAAGCTTGATCCTGATGGCGCACTAAGAACTCGAGCATTTATTATTGATATTGATCCAACCGAAGGCGAAATTTACGACTTTATGGATAAGATTGTCGGTAAGATTTCTTTAGAAGAAGGTTTAACTCTTGATTTAACAGAACGTAAACGAGTAGTTGATCTATTAAGAAAAGGAAAAAGTAAGCAATCATCAAACCTTCGTAAGCTATCCCGTGGTTTAAATATGGCCGCTGGAGCTTTAAAAGCAGGTGTTGCCGTTGCCGATAAAGAGTTGGCTCGTATGATTGAAATTTACGCTTAATAAATAATAATATGAAATCATTTCAAACTTTCTTAATTGAGGGAACCAAGTTAACTCCCCGTGAATTAAAAAAACCAGCTACTGGAGGGCCGAACTCTGGAGTTTCTCGCCTTGAAATTCTTTCTAATAAAATTAGAAAACAAGAACCTTTAACTTTAGCAAATGGTAAAACGTTTATTGTGACTGATACTGCTGGAGCTTTATCTTCTATTGAACAATTTAGAAAAGACGGAATGGCTTTTAAACTAATTGGAAAAAGCGGATCGGAAATTTCATCGTCGGATCTATTAAAAACGCTTGAGTTTGGTGGTGGTACTGGAGCTGGTGGTGGAACAAAAAATACAGCAATTGGAGAATCTGCTCAATGTGTATGGATGGCCGCAATGGTTGAAATTGGATATGATAAACCAATTGAAAGTTTTACTGATGAAGTATTAACTAAAGCGTTTAAAAAGGTAAGTGTTGGAAAAACTTCGTTAAAAGATATTTTAAGTATTGATGAGAGTTGGAAAACATCCTCATATTTAACAGCACACTTCGCAATTAAAGAGCGTCTTATTGAAAGAGGTATGACTTTTCATAGAGATGATTCTCTTATGAAAGAAATTTATAAAGCTAAAAACACAGCTTTTAAAAATAACGATTTTAAACCACTTACAGATGATAAATGGAACCCAGGCGATATTTGGGTGGCTGATTCTGACTTTAAATTATCAGAATTAAAAACTGATACACTAGAAGGATTTAATGATGATATACTCGACTTATATTTACAAAAGAGACTTGTTGGTATTTCATTAAAGAAAGTTTCTAAAGCAGTAAAAGGAGTTGAAAAAAATGTTACTCGTCCACCAGAAACTGAAGATTACAAATTTGTAGCAGGCCATATTAAAGCGTTAACACGAGGAGAATGGTATACAAGTAAAACTAATTATATTACTTATATGGGCGGGCAACTAGATATTAGAGCAAACACCGGTTTTGGTTCTCATAAAGTAGAAATTAAAGGTAAAGGCGCCAGAGGAGGCGGAGCTTCTTGGGGCGTTATGTCTGATGCTGCTAAAAGAATTTATCGAAAAGAACTTCCAAAAAATAATAAAATGAAAAAAGATGCTAAACTAATAGCATCTGGTGATAAAAGAGCAGTTCAAAATTTTACTAAGTTATTACAAACCGTGGATAAAAAAATATCCAATGCAGAAGTAATAGAAAAATTAGCAAGTCTTGGCAAAAACGCTGATATATGGGTTCACGGTAAACTAGGTGGCCTTTATGTATTACAATTAATATCAAAAGGTGGCCAAAAGGCAAATAAGTTTATTACTCAGATAATTAACTATGCTGGTAGTTCTACTTCAGACTCAAGCGCATATATTATTCTAAAAGAGAAATAATATTATTAGTATCAAATGAAGATATTAACATTCATACTAATAGTTATAGTACTAACCTCATGTGGCATTGCGCCTCCTGAGTGTATGATTGGGCATTAATTAATCTTCGACCCAAACCGCGGCCAAAGATACTCGAGCAAGACTTTCAGTTGATTGCACAATAAATGAAATGCTGCTATTTGGTGGAACTACAATTCTTAGATCCCCAAGATTAATCGAAGAACTTCCCCCGCCAGGTACTTCAAACATGTAAATTGGCAAATTGTTATCAACTGATGTGCTTACATCTCCTATAGTATCTGAATAATATACAGATGAATTTTCCTCGCTTCTTGTGTTATACTCAAGCTCAGGTAATCCATTAAAATTATAATATACTGATACAAGTACAGGCGTTCCAGCTGGATTTGTTAAGAATGCCGAATTAATATTTTTTAATAAAACTTCTCTAGTATTAATTTTATTCTTATAAATTAATCTATTATGTAAAGTTAATATATGGTGATAATCATCTGCAGATAAGTTAGGGTTTTCATCATATGTAATTGATGTAGCAGTTGGCAGTTTTGTATTTTCTATTAAACCTTCAATTGCGCCTAACATAGAACCACCTGATACATAAATATCAGTTCCAGTTCCACCTAAACTTGCAGCAATCCATCCAACCTTTAACGATGGGTTATCAACGTGAACATCATCATAATTATTTGCATATTTTATTTCATGGAAAACAATCATGTCTCCATTTAACGGGTTTTCAATAGAGAATCTAATTTGCCCAGCACCAAGCCATCTAAAATTAATTTGGAAAACGTTTAATTTAGTTGGATTTAATATTGCTCTACTATAACCATTACCATCAAGAGTATCACCATTAAAGTCTTCTTGGTATGTCCAATTATTAGTATGATTTACACCACCTTGAAGAACTGAAAGAGTAGCAGTAACGCCAGTTGAATCTGTATCAGAAAAAGAAAATGTTCCGGTTTTAGGCCCAACCCCAGTTGATAAAAAACAAACTTTATCAGCAACATATTCTAAAATCCAAAAATCACTTATAATACCATGATGTATTTTTCTTGCCACATCATTGGCAGTATCTCCTGCTAAGACTGCAATAACAAAATCTTCATCATTTAATGTTACGGTAATATTTCCAGATGTTGTGGCTGAATTACTAATAACAATATTATGAATATGGGCTTTACCTTTATTCTGTAAAAGAACTCCAAATTTATCACCATCAAAGCCAACCTGTATAGCTTGCTCTTGCGCAAAGAATCCCGCTCTTTGAGTATAACCGATGGCTCCTTCTGTAAATTGAGCAGTGAACCGTGTTAACGCGCCCTGCCCTGGTCTATATCTTACTGCTCTTTTTGATCTAATAACGCCATAACCACCCAATGAAGTTCCGGTTCTACATTCTAGTAAAGTGTTTGAGGCTATTGCAGATCCACTCTCAGATTCATAAGACTCAAATAGTCTTTCATCTAAACCATATAAACCATCCAATTGAAATACCGGCGTAATAGGAACACTCACATGTTCTCCAAATACGCTTACTGCTGAAGCGCTTGATGTTTTAACTGGATTACCATATTCATCAACCGCTAATGACGCCTCAAAAAGCGAGGTATTATCATTAAGATAATTTTGAGAGGTTCTATTCCACTGGGCCATACTTTTATTTATACAAATAAATAACTTTATGAAGAGGATACGGGTATATGGTTGTTTGGACAAACCTAAGTTAAAAAAAGAAATACGTGAAGCTGCGTCTCTTTTTATTCAAGATCTTTTACCACGTAAACGCAAGTATGATATAACAATAACAATATCTTCAGGTTTATCTAAAAAAGTAGGATCCTTTGGAGAATGCTGGTCATGGTCTCGTAATGAATATACAGTTAAGATCGACGGATCTCAAACAAAGGAAAATATTTTTAAAACACTTGCTCATGAATTTGTACACGTTAAACAATTCTCAGTTGGAGAATTAAAATTCTTAACTAAATTTGATGTTTGGCAAGGAACCGTATATTACCATGGAGCTAAATACGAAACTCTTCCATGGGAAAGGGAAGCAACTCAATATGAAAAAATTCTATATAACAAACATATTGTCAATAAAAGACAATTATAAATACTAAATAAATGAAGTCCTTTAAAGAATATATTGGTGAAGCTGCTAAAACACAAAAGCAGTTCATTGCTCACCTTGATAAAATGCCACCACTCAAATTTCTTGAACTTGCAAAACGTCTTGATAAAGAAATGGGCGGAGTTCTTTCAAAGGATAATGCTGAGATCAGAGAGAAGATGGATGGTTCAGCTCTTCGTATTGGTTTAGATGAGAAGGGGCGATTCTTTGCTCAAACTTCTACATCGCCTTCATTTTTTAACTTTGGCGATTTTAGAAAGCGTTTTTCTAAGCATGGTGAAGAAGCCGCACTTATGGGAGACAAGTGGGATGATATTTTTAAAATGATAAAGAGTGACTCCAAGGTTAATGCCATTCTTAAAAAGTATAATACTAAAAACGGTATTAAGGTTGTTGGAGAGATTATGTATCCTCCGCTTGGTATTGATTTACTTGATAAAATGCGATTTATTCGTATTGATTATGAGAAGAAAAAACTTGGTTCTGATTATACCTTCGTTCCTTTTTACGTTATGGATAATGAAAATAACATACATCCAAAAGAAAAAGAAATCTTTAAAGAACTATACAAGATATCAAATTCTAAACGTAAATATGTCAATACCGTTGTTTTAAAGGATAAAGACATTAATATTAAAACGGATTTGAGTATTGTAAACAACGATCTTGTTAAGAAATATAAAAATTTAAATGATATATTGGTATCAAGGAAGCATATAGATCGTGAGTTAAAGGAAAAAATTAAAAACGAAATTTTACTTCTACAGCGTAAACTGGCCGCTAAAATTCTTTCATATGTTGATGGTGGTTTATTAGGAAAAGATTTTGAAGGTATTGTAATTAAACTCAGTGACGGATCACTAATCAAAATTATTTCTGATAAGTTTAAGAACACCACCTTTGATAAAAACCGCTAATAAATAATAATATAATGCTAGCATATAAACAATTTTTAGAAAATAAACGGCAGCTGTCTGAAGGTGGTAACGCTGTTAAAGGAGTCGGACCGATTAATCAAGAGAATTCTATTCCTACATATAATAAAATTCTTAGTGAGTTTTTGCCAAAGCTTAAACTTAAAGATAAGCATGTAGCGAGTCTTGGCTCTACTGGTAAAAAAGGACCAAAGCAAACCTCAGGCGATATTGATATTGCTCTTGATGCTACCGAGCTTTTAAAATCAAATAAGATTGACACATATGCAGATCTAATGGATTTTATTGTTGTTACAGTTAAATCTTTAGGATATGATTATAAAGATATGCGTAGTATTGGTATTGTTAGTATTGCATATCCAATTGTTAATGACGATAAGTTACAAGCAGATAAACTTGTTCAAGTAGACTTTATGGTTGTTGAAAATCTTAAACATGCAACATGGGCTTTTCACAGTCCTTCATATCTTGAGTCCAATCTAAAGGGTTTATATAGAAACGAATTAAACTTTGCTGTCGCTAAATATGCTGGATTTAAAGTAACTGAAAGAGACAAAGAAAGCAAAGAAGCCGTTACATGGCAGCGCTTTTGGTGGGATATTAAACGAGGCTTAAGTAAAGGAACACAAACTCGATTAAGTGCAAAGACTGGTAAAATTGTAAAAGGCACTAGACCGTTAACAAAAAACGATATTTCTGATGAGCCTGATGATATTGTTAAGTTCCTATATGGAGAGAAATATAAAGCAAGAGATATTTTAACTTTTGATGATGCTCTTAATGCTATTATGAGTAATGATTTTCCTTATAAGAAACAAAGGAAGACTATTTTAAAAGCTGCATCCGAATCTATACAAAAGAAAGGCTTCCCTATTCCGAAGCAAATGGCCAAATATATATAACATATAACAAACGATGGAAGAATTTCAAAAAAACGATATGGCTGAAGGCCGCTCATGGAAATCTATAGGACACTATACCGCAGATGGTAAAGAGTGGGCTGGAGATCAACATGCGCATAATGGTCAAATAATGACTGGTAAGACGCATGATAAAAATAGTGTTTACTTATATCATTATAAAGAATTATCTGCTGAAGTGAGAAAAAAAATCGATGCAGAAATTGAAGAAGCAGAAAAGGATTTACGCTTACGTGACCTTGAAGTTGTTGATCCAACCGATGGCAGTTGGGGCGATGAAATGGGCTTCTTAAATCGTCGATATATGAAACGTCATAATTCGTATGTTACTGAAGATTCCGAAGACGAATGCTATAGTGAAGCGTTAACCGCTATTCAACGAATTAAGCGTAGAGCGATAATGCGTAAAAGCAAAGCGGCTATTGCTCGTGGCCGACGTCGTTCTGAAAAGAAAAAACCAACACTTAAGGTAATGAAGAATAGAGCTTTGAAAGCTGCTAGGAACCTTTTATTTAAAAAGTTGGCGGGTCAACGATCAAAAGATGAGTTGAGCTTTTCTGAAAGATCTAGAATTGAAAAGGTTCTATCAAAAAAACAAGGGAAGATCAAAGCGATTGCTAAAAAGATTTTACCAAAATTAATCCAAAAGGAAAAAGCGAAGCGTGCTAAAAAAGCAGCAGAAAAGAAATAATGAAATCATTTAAAACATTTATTAAAGAAAAGGAAGTCAAAACATTGGTGACTACCTTTGGCCGTTTTAACCCGCCACATGTTGGACACGCCGTAAACTTTAAAGAGTTAGCAGCAGCAGCTAAAAAAGAAAAAGCGGATTATAGAATTTACTCTTCGCAGTCGCAGGACGCTAAAAGGAATCCATTAGGATATGAAGAAAAAATTAAATTTCTTAGAAAGCTTTTTCCTCAACACGCTCGTAGTATTTACTTAGACAAAAAGGTTAAAAACCCATTTGATGTTGCTAAACAAGCTTATGCAGATGGTTATGAGAAACTTGTTATTGCGGTTGGGCCAGATCGTGCGAACGAATTTAAAGATATGTTATTGAAATATAACAAAGAAGGTGGTATATTTTATTTTCCTGCCGGTATTGAAATTGTTGATACTGGAAAGGGTAAAAGGATTTCAAGCGCCACTCTTATGAGAAAGTCTGCAGAAAATAATGACCTTGCAACCTTTGCTAAAAATCTTCCTAAAACCTTTAAAGAAGTTGAAAAGTTATTTAATGCAGTAAGGAAAGGAATGGGTTTAAAAGAATCTACCAACTTCCGCAAACATATTGATATAAATCCAAATGAAGCGCGTGAGCGTTTTTTCAATAAGGAAATCTTTAATGAAAATGATAAAGTTATAAGTATAAAGGATAATAAAACTTATACTATTAAAGAGCGCTTTAGTAATTACGTTAGCGCAGCTGATGGCACCACTATTAAAAAGTTTTTTATAACAGATATAATCCCTATTAATGAAAACCCTTAAACTTATAATTTTATCTAGCTATATTTTTATTGGGACGTCGTGTGTTCGTCCTCACTCAATAAACCTGCAAATGGAACAACTTCCAGCCGAAGAATTAGAAACAACTTTAAACCTTAAATGGAAACTTTAACAAACAAATAAAATGAAAAAACTAACAGATATTTTAGAAAACAAAAATGTTATCTTAGACGAGAATAGCGACGCTAGCTTAGAAATCCTATTAAACGAAGCCGAGGCAAAACCGCCAGAAAATACTGACGTTGGTATTGTTCTTTCAAGACTATCAGATATGATTTCAATGTCAGATGATTTGTATGATACTGCATCTTCCCTTGAAGAAATTGATAAGGAAACCGCCGATACTGTTGAATCCACATATAATTCTATTGATGAGTTATACGCGATGTTTGATGATAAGTATGATATCTTTAGATCTGATTTTGATATGGGAGATATTGAAATGGATGAAGATTTCCGTATTAGTTTAGATGATCTATTAAATGAAGCAACTGATGAGTTATCAGAAGCATTTTTACGTTTGCCTGGCCATTTTATTAATAATGAATTATATGGAGTAGAACGAGATCTTAATACTTTTATTAAGGGTTTGCAAAATGGTAATGATGTTAATATGAAAGAGCTTAATAAAATCATTAAGATATTACAAAGCGCTAAGAAGGAAGTTAAGAAATTCAATAAGCCTGAAGATGTTCCTGTTAGTTTTCAATATAAAAAAGAATCTATTGACATTAATGAGTATTTCTCTAAAGCTGACTTGAAACTTATTGATAAGATGTATGACAAGAAGGGTAACCTTACTCCATTCGGAAGAAAGGTAATGAATCATGGTAAGAAGCCAGGTGATAAAGGTTATATCGAAGAAGCAACCCGTCGAAACCAAGGGCTTACTGATTTATTCCATAACCTTGCTGCAGTTGAAAGACAACTACGTCCTAACAGCCCTATTCACAGGTTAGTTGAAAAGACTGCTGAGGGTAATTATACTGCAGAATTTAAGAAGATGCAAAAATTGGTTGCTCCTCTTGTTAAAATGTGGGATGACATTGAAGCGGACTTAGACACAGACTACCCTCGTGAATCTATTGAAGAAGCTGGAGGTGATTGGGTTGTCGTTGATTTAAATACTAAGAAGGTTACGTATGTTAAATCATATGACGCTGCTTCAAAGTATGTGAAGAAGAACGGTGGAGTAATTGCAAGCGCTGAATATTATGTTGATAACAAAAAGAAGTTTGAAGATACCTCGTTTGAAGGAGAGCCTCTTGATGAAGCAAAACAAAAAACAATTGAGGAAGACAAGTATACTGATCTTGGTTTAAGCGTATCCCATACTCTAAACATGGCTCAAACCTTTTGGTATAAGTTAGGCGGTAAAGCTCAAATTGATCAAAAGAAATATGCTAAGCTTGAAGCTGATTATGTTAAAAGAGGTAAAGTAAAAGTAAAGCTTGATGATATTGGTAAAGTTACATTCAAGAATGTAACACACCATCTGACATTTAAAGATAAGAGTAAAGCAATGTTCCACGTTTCTGATAAACCTGGCACACCAACCGTAATCGGAAACTTCGATGCTCTTGGTGTTAACGGTAAGCGCGGTAATATGTTCCATTCTGCTATTAAAGATAGAGATCTTGATTTAACATTTACAGAATCCATCGAAGAAGCCGTTTCTAGTTCAGCACTTTCCATTCTAAAGAAGGTCGGTTTTAAAGAAGCTCCAGTAGATAAGACAACAACAAAGGTCGTTAATTCTCTTTCTGGTAAAAAACTTAAACTGACTCAACTGTTTGGTATATCAATGCGAGCTGGTAAGTGGGCCGATATCTTTGTCGGGACTACCGAAGATGGCAAATATTTTGTGGTTGATCCATCTGGAACTACTATCTTTAATAAAGAATCTGAGTTAGTAACTGCTTTAAAGTCTGCCGCACTTGGTGAATCTATCAACCATTTTTTAAAGGGTGGTAAAGACCTTAATGACATCGTTGGTTAATCTCCAATAAGCCTTATATATAATTATATAAGGTTAATATGACAAAGGAAAATAAAAAATTAAATTTAAACAATTTCTCATTATACGCAGCTCAACATTATACTAATCCAAGAGTATTAAACGTTGACGAATTTTATGAAGATTTGAATAAATTTAAATATGTAAAAAAATTATTTACCAAATATAAAACTTCTGGCGACTTAAAAGAAAGATTAATATTAAATCATATAATTTCAATATATAATGTTTTTAACATTGAGGCGGCAACTAAAATGTGCTTTTTTAAAATGGATGAAGAATCTTATCCTGCGTTAAAAACATTCTTGTTATACTTAAACTATATTCAAGAGCATGAATTTATAAATATTCAATGTGATCTATACGTTGTAAAAAAACTAAATAAAATATAAAACTAGTGGGATTCTTATTCAAAGCAGCCGATACATTTTTTGCCTTACGATTTTTAAGGTTATTAACCATGCCCTGGACAAAAACTGGAGCGTTTCAAAATGGTATTATAGACAAAGATGGTCGGGTAATTAAAAAGCCAGAGACTCCTAAGGAAAAGGAAGTGTATAACTTGTTTCATAAATTAGTTTTTAATATTAAACGGTTATTAAATAAACTTCCATTTGGAAAATCAACTATTGCCAGTTATGCAGCCGGATTATATTTGATTAAGGAACATACCGGAATGTCAGAGCTATTAATGGGAGAGCTTCTAGAAGAAGCGTTTGGTTATAATCCAACAACCAATATTGATTTAAACGAAACCATTGAAGACTGCCAAATTCAATCTGGTAATTATATTTTAAATGAAAATTTGTTTTTTGCCAATGGCGATATGCTTGCTCCAATGGGAAATGCAACGCTGACAATTAATGAAAGCTCTACTAATATGATTGGAACTATATTTAATATTCCAATTTATAAAGCAAAGGATAATAAAACCGACCAATTCGTTTTGGTTACCACTAACAACATAACAAAAATATAAAAATGAATATTAACGAGACAAACGAAGATACGCCAAGTATGACGACATCTACTACAGCAACCACCGATGGAGGACCTTCTAAGAAAGGCTCATATAATCAATATAACCAAGGTGATAATTGGAAAATTTTTGATGTTGATACGGATTGCTTTGAAAAATTTAGAAGTGGACGTAAGAAGTTCGAAAGATGGGCCCGATTTTTAAACATGGACAATGAAACACATAAATCAATTTATGACTATGCTTCAAAGCATTCAAAAAATACTATAGTTTTGCGTTGTTCAGAATCAGGCGCTCTTCGTGCAATCAGGCGTCGTTCTAGCAACGGTCTGTAAATAACTACAGTTTGTTATTTACAAATCGCTCAGTTATGATATAATTATACTATCATAACGAAATCAACCCGTGCCTGTAATAAGCACAAAACCACAAAACTATAGTAACCTAAATGAGCAATCCCACAATCTTTGATGAGCAGGTAAGCAGAAAGCCTAATCATTATCCATGGACCGAAGCCTTTATTGAAAGCATGCACAATGGCTTTTGGACTGATAAAGAATTTAGTTTTAAAAGCGATATCCATCAATTTAAAACGGTCCTAACCGAACAAGAACAAGAGATTATTATTCGTGATCTAAGCGCGATTGGTCAAATTGAAGTTGCTGTAAAAACATTTTGGGCTAAGCTTGGAGAGAACCTTCCACACCCATCTCTACAGGATCTTGGTTATGTTATGGCCAATACTGAGGTTATTCATAACAATGCTTATGAACGTCTTATTTCTATTTTAGATATGGAGGATGTGTTTGAAGAAAATCTTAAATTAGATTTTATTCAAGGACGAGTTAATTATCTTAAGAAGTATACTCACCGGTTCTATAAAGATAGTAAAAAACAATACTTATATGCTATTACCTTATTTACTTTGTTTGTTGAGAACGTTTCGTTGTTTAGTCAATTCTACGTTATTAACTGGTTTGCTCGTTATAGAAACGTTTTAAAAGACACTGATCAACAAGTAAAATATACTCGTAACGAAGAGCGTATTCACGCAATGGTTGGCATAAAAATCATTAATACTATTCGTGAAGAACTTCCTGAGTTATTTGATGAAGAACTTGAAGAGCGTATTGTTGCTGCAGCGCATGAAGCATTTAAAGCTGAATCTAAAATTATTGATTGGGTTGTTAATGGTATTGACGAAGAAGGTTTATCTGCTCCACTTCTAAAAGAGTTTATTAAGAATAGAATTAATGCAAGCATGGGTGATATTGGTTTTCAAAAGCCATTTGAAATTGACGAAAAATTGCTTGAATCTACTATGTGGTTTGAAGAAGAACTTCATGGTAATAATATGACTGACTTCTTCCATAGCAGACCTGTTGAATATTCTAAAAAGAGCCAATCTTTTGATGAAAGCGACTTGTTTTAATATGTATATATAATTTAACAAATGATTGATAACGAATTAAACATTGAATGGCTAAATCGCGATTCTCGTAAATTTCTTGAAAGAGGTTACTTAATTGAAGGCGAAACACCAGAACAAAGGATGCGTGATATTTCTACTCACGCTGAAACACTTTTAGGTATTAAAGGGTTTGCTCTTAAATTTGAAGATTACTTACATAAAGGCTTTTATTCTCTTTCCAGCCCTATTTGGAGTAACTTTGGTAGAACTCGTGGTTTACCTATTAGTTGTTTTGGATCTTATATTGAAGATACTCTTGAATCTATAACAGGCCATAAGCTTGCTGAAATTTCAATGATGACAAAACATGGCGGAGGTACATCTGCTTACTTTGGCGCATTACGTGGACGAGGCGCAAAGATTGGCGAAGATCAAGGGACAAGCACAGGCGCTGTTCACTTCATGGAACTATATGATAAGTTGATGAATGTCGTATCACAAGGGAATGTCCGCCGTGGATCCTTTGCAGCATATCTTCCAATTGATCATCCAGATGTTGAAGAGTTTCTTAAGATCAGAGGAGACGGCCATGAGATTCAAGATATGTCAATTGGCGTTTGTGTATCAGACGACTTTATGAAAACAATGGTCGAAGGCGACAAAGAGAAACGTCGTATCTGGGGATTGGTTATCAAGAAACGTTTTGAAAGTGGTTATCCATATATCTTCTTTACGGATAACGTAGAAAATCAAAAGCCACAAGTTTATAAAGATAAAGATAAACACATCCATGCAAGTAACCTTTGTAATGAAATTTACTTAAGTGCTGATAAAGATGAAAGTTTTGTATGTAACCTCAGTTCATTGAACTTAGAAAAATGGGATGAGATTCAAGAGACTGATGCTATCGAAACATTGATTTATTTCCTTGACGCAGTAATGACAGAGTTCATTGATAAAACCGAAGGAATGCCATTTATGGATTGCGCCAGAAGATTTGCTAAAAACCAACGAGCTCTTGGATTGGGTGTATTGGGATGGCATAGTTATCTTCAATCTAAAATGATTGCATTTGAAAGTCTTGAAGCTCAGTTACACAATACTCAGGTATGGTCAACGATTCGAACAAAGGCTGATAAAGCAACTGCCGAACTTGCTGAGATATTTGGTGAACCTAAACTACTTGAAGGTTATGGTAAAAGAAACTCAACGACATTGGCGGTTGCTCCAACGACTTCTTCTAGCTTTATTCTTGGGCAAACCAGTCCAAGCATTGAACCACTTAATAGTAATTACTTTACAAAGGATTTGGCCAAGGGTAAATTCACATTTAAGAATTCACATCTAAAAGAATTACTAAGACAAAAGGGTATGGATACTCTTCAGGTTTGGAAAGACATCTTAGAGCACGGCGGATCTGTTCAACATATTGAAGGATTAACCGAAGAAGAAAAGGACGTATTTAAAACGTTCGGAGAAATAAGCCAAAGAGAGATTGTTCTTCAGGCAGCTCAACGCCAACAATTTATAGATCAAGGACAAAGTTTAAATATTATGATTCACCCTAAAGCGAAACCAAAGGACGTAAACGAACTAATGATATTTGCATGGGAGAATGGGATTAAAGGTATGTACTATCAACGAAGTGCAAACCCTGCTCAGGAACTGGCTAGATCGTTAATGACATGCAAAACGTGCGAAGGATAAAATAAAATGACAACAGACAAATATAGATGTATTAAGTGTAAAATTTCTTACGACGTCTTTTGGGACGATCATGTTGAGATTTATTATTCAGGAGTAGAAGACACTGACGAAGACATCAGTGACTTAACTGAATGCCACGAACCTGAGCATTGCCCATTCTGCGGATCTCACCTTCATGACGATATGGTTAGTGATTTTGATGAATAAATGCATTTTCCTCTTATTTTAAGGAAAGCTGGGGTATAATATCCCATTATTATTTGGTCTTCAAACCCTTATTCTACGGGGGTTCCAGAACAAAATGCACATTTTGTGAATTATTTTATTTACAAATGTGCCTTTTTATGGTATAATATAACTACAGAGAGGGACACCAACCAACCCGATCAACCACCACAAAATGTACAAATACACTTATACCGAACACCAGCAGAATCCCCCTTCACTTGGAGGCGATTGGGAATGCGGCACCGAGACCACGATCTGCTTCTCAAGAAGCCCAAAGAAGGCATGCAGCCTTAAGGGTATCGTTTCCCGCAAATTCGAGGGCGCTGACGGGTGTCCAATCATGAGCTCCGAAAAGCTCGAGTTTAACGGTAAGGTCATTTTCGATCGCACTCACTAATAACCAAAAACGACCATGATTCATATAGCCGAACTTTTTACCGCCATTCTCATCCTCGCCGCATCATTCATTACTTTGATCGCTTTCACGGCCTAACCACAACCAACTAATATATTATGACAATAAAACCAAATCGCACTCACTGCTACAGATTTACTGTAGAGATGGACAATGAAGAAGATATGAAATCTCTGGCCACGTTCAGAAAATCATTCTATGGGACTAACCAATATGTAAAATGTCAAGGCCGTTGGGGTGAGAATAACCCCAATTATAAAAGAAGCCACAACTTCCTAGGACATTCGAGATCGTTCTGCCCAGTTTCACTCGCCAAATATTGCGACGTTTATGTTTACTTTCGATAAGATATGAATTTAATAAGAATCACTCTTATGATGTTAGCCTGTACCGTCTGTTGGTACTGGTCAGTGAGATTAGTTTTAATAATTTTTTAAGATGAAACCAAACCTATTACAAAAACTATTAACCCAATTTCCTAACACTCAAAATGTTGAAATTCGTGGTGAGATTCAAAGTGTTCCAGAACTAACCGAGGAAAACTTTTGGACCTTAATTAAAAGCCACAACGAACTTGTTGAAAAGTTCAATTACGCCATTCACAACCTAAATGCAGAGTGCGAAGAACTAAGAAATAAACTAAATCAAAAATAAAAACCATTAATTATATTATGAAAAAAACAACCAGCGCTAAATTCGAAAAACTGAAAGCCAATATTGCTAAACTTGAACTTCAAAAGGGAGATAAAACTAACTTTGGCTCAGTTGTTAAAGTAGGCGAAACAGGAATCACTTTTAAGAATACATACTCACCAAAGACAAGAATCCTGTTTATCCAACGCAAGTTTGGAAGAAACGAATATGTATTGAATGACCTAATTAAACTTTAATTATGAAAGAAACAAATTACACTACAAACATTAAGGCCGGTGATTCTGTGATGGTTAACGGTATGCAAATTATCGTTAATGAGAATTGCGGAAACGGCTGCTTTTATGGAACAGATTGTGATGGCGATGAGATCGAATTCGCCACCGAAGAAATCTTAGCAGTTGTTCCAGATTAATATAATAATATGGAAAAGATAGAAGAGCTAAAACAAAAGTATATTTTTGACCGTTTGGAATGCCTTAAGTGGGATTCAAAATATTACAAATATAAAAACACAAAGCTATCATCAGAGCTTGAAAAGAGCGAAGCTAAGCTCGTTGATATTTTAAAAGAGATTCGTGAACTTGAAAGTCTCCGTGTTAGACCAAAGAAAAATAAATAAAACGGGGGTGTAAAAGAATTCGACGCTAGTTTCGGCTAACGGACCCGGGCGCGATACCCGGCACCTCCACCATTTAAAATAAAAAACCCGCTCTGAATTAAACCAGGGCGGGTGTTTTTCTAAATATATATATATCTTACTTAACGTTTGGCTCGTCTTTTTCTGTTGAGTATTCTGCTAAAAACTCTCTTAATTCATTAATGTCATTTGCGTTTAAGCTCATGAATGTTCTTCGGGCCGAACCAGATGTGCGGCTTTCACTAACCTTTTCAATCTCTAAACATTTACGAGTGCCTAACTTTGATTCCAATTCATCAGGGCCAATAAATTCAAGAAGCTTAAACGTGGAATTTGCATGTGTTCCTCCATCTTCCCATCCAGCCAATTCGGTTTTTTCAAGCAGAACCTTTGCTTCTTCTTTAATGGGTTTACCCTCAAGAATCGCCTTCGCGGCATCTTCAAGTTCTTTATTTTTGTTTGATAGATTCATATATTAAATTTTTTCTATTGAAGTAATGTTTGGATAGTTTGGTTTATTACTTAGAACTACTTTAACTTTATCTCCTGCTTTATACTTCTTACTAAGCTTTGGATCAAACCCAAATTCAGCTTTCATGCCGCTCTTGTTTTTCTTGTCATGACCTTTGAAAGTCATAACCCATGCTTTGCCAAACTTACCAGGCGATCTTTGAACTTGTGAAACGCTAGAAATTGTAAGATCCAATTCCTTTCCGAGATTCTTATTAAGAAAATCATCGTGAATAATTGCATTCTCACTCATAATTGCCTTTGCCGCTTCTTCAAGGCTGTTATTTCTATTTGATAAATTCATTATTTTCCAAAGTACTGGGTTTGTAGAATTTTACCAATTGCTTTGATAAGATCTTTACCGTCAGCATTAGCTTCCCAGTCTTTAATAGCATCTTTGTATGTGGAATGGTTCATGGCATCTTTTAAATATTCAACATCATTAGCAAGACCTTCAAACATCTTTGCAGCTTGGGTTTTTACCGTGCCTTTTAATTTTGCTTCATCAAGTTCAATGCTTTCAACAATTTTACCTTTACTTAAATCTAAGATGGTTGGATAACCAATTTCCTTTGAAGTGCTTCTGTTAAACTCTGCTGCATGTTGCCTCGCTTTCTCAAGGGTTGGCGCAGTATGATAAATCTGACCTTTGTTATTAAATATATAGAAATTGTTTTTTGATTTAGTTGTCTTGGCAGTATCAATCATTTTATCAAGACTTGCAGAGCCATTTCGAACTGCCTTCCAGTTTGATCCTCTAGTAGCACCGTAACCATATCCTTCAAGGATTCCCCTTGCAGCATCCTCTAATGCTTGACTTTTATTTGATAAGTTCATTTTAAAGAAATCTTCTTTAGATTTTTAATAAGAATTTCAAGATCACGCGCATTCAATTCAATATATTTTTTACCAATCGTGATTTGTACCATTTTACGATTTCCAATCTGACCATGCCCAAGCTCGGCGGGTCCAGTAAATTGTGTTAATTCGGCATATTCTTTACCACTTTTACCCGCGCTTGTCCAAGCTTTAATTTTAGTAGCTTCACTCAGCTCTTCGGTTTCAAGCTCCTCATAAGTTCCTTCAAGGATTCCCCTTGCAGCATCCTCTATCGTTTTACTTTTATTTGATAAGTTCATTGTGTTTTATTTTTTTAAATATGAAGACCATGAACTCCATTCTGGAGCATCGTTGGTATTTGAATATTGATTTGATTTTAATTTGTCTTGTTGATCTAATTGAGATTTTTTACCGTTGGTTACCATAAACGCGAATTTTTCTTTGGTATTAACAGCGAATAAACCGGCGGGTAATGAAACTAAAAAGGTTCCTTTTGGTAATTCAACATACCCTTGAGATGAGAATTGTAAACCATTGCTTGATTGGCCATCACGAAAACTCGCTGGTTTTTTATTATATTTTACTTCGGCACTTTTGGTTAATACAAACCCTGTTGCTTCTGAAATAAAGTGTTTAAATGAAATCATAATTTTAGTTGTATTGTTATTTATAAAAGTTAATCCTTTTCCAAATCCGCTTCACGTGTTTTCTTAGACATCTTAATAGCCCAATCGACACCAGCATCGCCACCCCAACCTAGCCAGGCCATATATCCATTATCTGTCCATGGGCGGTCTTTCTTTTCAGGGGAAATTTTAGAGTTTTTTCTATGCCTATTAAATGATGCCATTCTTTTTAATATATCATAAGAGATCTCATCTCCATCAGCAAGTTGGCGAGCTCTTACCCATCCAGTGCGAGTCATTGCTTTAACTTCATTAGGGTATTGCTCTTTCCATTTAATAGCTTTTTTCGCTGCGGCAACCGCACCAGCAGGAGGCTGAAACTTTCTTTCTTCCTCTTTAATAAAATCTTTAAACGGGATCATATTAATGTTATTTATAATGTTGTATATATAAATTAGAAAATGAAGAGTGATTGGACATATGAAGGTAAAGAGTTTACAACTGAGATGATCGAGGATTATGTTGGATTTGTTTACTTGGTAACTTTTGATGATGGAATGAAATACATCGGAAAAAAACGGTTTTGGAGTAAGGTGACTCGCCCTCCGTTAAAAGGAAAGAAAAGAAAGCGCAGATCTTTAAAGGAATCTGATTGGAAAACTTACTGTGGATCAAGTGAAGCTGTTAAAGAATTGATAGAAGAGAATGGCTTAGATTCTGTCAAACGAGAGATATTACACTTATGTAAAGGAGCAGGAGAACTCTCCTACATGGAAACAAAGGAACAATTTGATAGAGAAGTTTTATTACGCGAGGATTATCACAATGGCATTATCGGCTGTCGTATTCATCATTCTCATGTAAAGCGGCTTAAAAAACAATGAAATATAATGCAATAATAGTATTTACAAACCCTCAATTTTAGTATATAATATTAATAACAAAGTAAACAATATATGATAATTATCGACTTCTCAGCAATATCAATCGCATCAGTATTTTCTCAACCAGCAAATACTTTAGATGAATCCATGATTCGCCACTTTATTCTTAATTCATTAAGGATGTATAATGTAAAATACAGATCAGAATATGGCGAGATGGTTATCGCCTGCGACCATAAAAGTTGGCGCAAATCCGTTTATCCAGAATATAAAGCGTCTCGTAAAAAAACCCGAGAGAAAAGTAATATTGATTGGACAGAAGTTTTTGGTATGATTGATAAAGTAAAACAAGAGCTTATGGAGTTTTTCCCTTATCCTGTGGTTCATGTTAATGGTGCAGAAGCAGATGATATTATTGCTACACTTGTTGAAAGCACTCAGGAGTTTGGTAAACATGAAAAGGTAATGATTGTTAGTTCTGATAAAGACTTTATTCAATTGCAGAAATATTCAAATGTTAAACAGTTTAGCCCAGGCCAAAAGAAAGCAGTTACCGATCCTTCTCCTGCGATGTATTTGTTCGAGCATGTTCTTAGAGGCGACGCTGGTGACGGCGTTCCAAACGTTCTATCAAGCGATGATACTTTTGTTACAGCAAAACGCCAAACTCCTTTAAGTAAAGTTAAGATTAAAAAATGGCATGAAGAATCAAAGACTAAAGATCTAAAAGATGTCCTTGACGAAAATACATATAGGAATTACATACGTAACCAAACTATGATTGACCTATCAAAGATTCCCAGCGAAGTAGTGCAAGATATCCAAGCCGAGTATCAAAAAGAAGAAAACCAAAAAAATGATAATTCAAAGATACTGAATTATCTAATTCAAAATAGATGCAACCAGCTCGTAAATTGTGCTGATGAATTCTTTATAAAATAATATAACAACTATGAAAAACCAAACATCGAAAAAATTTGTAACGCGTTTACCGCATGAAACTCTTGAAAAAGTTCAGGCGTCCAATAATGTTAAAGATCGAGTAAAAATCCTACAAGAGGATGCTACCTTTGCTTTGAAGACAATTCTTCAAGTTAACTTTAGAGAGGATATTACTTTTGATTTTCCAGAAGGAGCACCTCCTTATAAGAAAGATGAAAGCAATGTCCCTGGGCAACAATATAGATCTATTGAAAAATCAATTTCATCATTAAAAAATCTAGTAGCACAAAATAAAGCAGTTCCTACTTTTAAAAAAGAAGCAGGCCTTATTAGATTGCTAGAATCAGTTCATCCAAAAGATGCAGAGATTCTAATTGCAATGAAAGATAAAGATCTTAAAAGTCTATATAAAGGTATTACTTTGTCAACCGTTCAAAAGGCATTTCCTAATTTAAAGTTAGTTGCAGAATAATATGACATATGAATATACATGTTTAAGCTGTGAAGAACGATGGGATGGCCGTTATCCTGTAGATGATAGAGATATACCTTTAAGTGAGCCTTGCCCAAAATGCGGAGTTGAAGGACAGGTTAAAAGAGTTCCAACCGCGGTTCGAGTTTCATATGAAGGTTTTCAAAGCCCTATTACAAGAGCTGGTGGAGAATGGAATGACGTGCTTAAATCTATTAAAAAGGGAGCAGGTAAAAAATCCACTATTGAAACTAAATAATGTCTCTACGATCTTTATTATCAAAACCAATTAGAGGGACTACTTTTAATCATTTACCTACTTCAATTGGTTATGATGATTTGATTTGCGAAACTAAAACATCTGGCAGAAAATATATAACTCCAGAAGGAACCGCATATCCAAGTATTACAACTGTTCTCGGTTCTTTAAGTAAAGAAGGAATCGAAGCTTGGAAGAAACGAGTGGGCGAAGAAGAAGCTAATCGAATTTGTCAACATGCATGCACTCGTGGAACAGCTATGCATGAAGCTATTGAGAGATATCTTAATAATGAAGAAGACTGGTTTACTCCAAATGAGATGCCAAACGTTAAAGCGCTGTTTAATGCGGTTCGCCCGATTCTTGATGAAAGAGTAACTAATATATATTTACAGGAAGGCGCTCTTTATTCTGATCATTTAAAACTTGCGGGCCGTGTTGATTGTATCGCTGAGTTTGATGGAAAGCTTTCAATCATTGATTTTAAAACCGCAAGACAAGCTAAGAAGAAAGAATATATTAGTAGTTACTTTATGCAAGCTTCTGCATATGCTATTATGTTTGAAGAAAGAACTGGTATACCAATAACACAAACAGTAATTCTAATGGCTGTTGATGATTCGCCCACACCAATCGTATTTAAAGAGAAACGCGATAACTATACAAAACAATTAATTGAAACTATACAAAACTACTATGACACAACCCGATAACAATAAAAGAAATGAAAGTGAACCATCATTAAAAGAAATAATATCGCCACGCCGTAACGATCCATTCGTTACTGACTATGGTACAATTTCTGATTTTTATATTTCATCTCAGATCGGTCCAGCTTCAGATTATATTGATTGGTTTCAAAGGATTCGTGCATCTCGTGAATCGGATATTCTTCGCTTCCATATTAATTGCACCGGTGGGGATTTATTTACAACCATTCAATTTATACAAGTTCTTTCAGAGACTAAAGCAACAGTTGTTATGTGTGTTGAAGGTTCGTGTATGTCAGCCGCAACTCTTCTATTTTTAATGGGAGACGAATTTACAGTATCTGATCATAGTGTATTTCTTTTCCATAACTACTCAGGTGGTGTTGTTGGAAAGGGCGCAGAAATTTATCATGGAGTAATGCATGAAAGAAAATGGACTGAAAAGCTATTACGTGAAGCTTATGAAAACTTTCTTACTGAGGAAGAAATTTCCCAACTTCTTGAAGATAAAGATATTTGGATGGATGCTCAAACCGTCGTTACCAGGTTAAAAGAAAAAGGAACAAAGAGTGATGATACACTAGTCAAGCCAAAAAAGAAAACGTCTAAAAAGAAAACCACTAAGAGAAAAACAATTAAAAAGAAATCATAATGAAACATACAAATATTAATAAACCAGATTACCACTTTAAACGGCGCTTAGCTTTTGGTATATTGGATGCAGTTGGCAAAGAAGAGTTAGATGAATTTCAAAAGGAGATTATGATTGATATTTCGGCTGAGTATGAATTTATTAAAAACAAAACTAGCAATTTATCAAAAATGCAACGCGATCAAATTGAACAAGCATATGTGGGTATTCAAAATACTTTAGCAAATCAAGAAGAAGACCAATTAAAAGAGGTGGAGGAAGAAGAGTAATGAAAACTTTAATATTAGCAACAAGTAAATTTTGCGGTCCTTGTAAACTTTTAAAAAGTGAGTTTGAAAAGAAAGGTATCGATATAGAATATAAAGATTCTATTGAAGATGTAAACTTTTTTATTGAAAATAAAATTAAAAGTGTGCCGACATTAGTGTTAATAAACGGTGATAAAATTATTGGAGCTGAAGCTATTATGAAAAGTTTGAAGGAACATTATATTTGATAAATAATATTATATCAAAGGTGACGTTGATATATTAATTCACTTATAATATAAATAATACTATGTCAACCAATATCGATTTGCATGCCGACAAAGGCAGCACTTTTTCTGTGGCCGTCAATGTTGAAAACAAAGACGGCTCTGCTTTTGATTGTACCGGCTACAATGTTAGAGGACAAGTTAGGAAAACTTATAAATCCGAATATGGAGTAAACCTTTCATGTGATTATATTGATCAAGCTGATGGTCTTATAGGTTTATCATTGACCTCAGAAGAAACCGCTGCTATGAAGGCCGGGCGGTATTATTATGATGCTGAGATTTTTAGTGACAGCGGCACAGTAATTAGAGTTTTAGAAGGTATCTTCGAAGTTAGCCCACGTGTTATTAGTGAGACTTCGGACTTGGGGCTGGGCGATAATACCGATCCAGTACCCGATTCGCATGCACTTAGGAGAGACAATCCTCATCAAGTTGCTCCCGATCAAATTGGACTAGGCAACGTAGATAATACAGCCGATGCAACCAAACCCGTATCTGGACCAACACAAGCTGCTTTAAATTTAAAAGCAGATCAATTAACTACATATACTAAAACAGAAGTTGATACAAAAGTTACTAATTTAATTGATTCCGCGCCCGGTGCATTAAATACTCTTAATGAATTGGCTGAGGCTCTTGGCGATGACGAGAATTTTGCATCTACTGTCAACTCGGCTATTGCTAGTAATTCAAGTGGAATAACAGCTTTAAACAGTCATGCCTTAAGTAAAACCAATCCGCATGATGTTTCTTTAGAACAGTTAACTGATGTTGATTTTCTTTCAAATCCGCCGGCGCAGGGCCAAGGTATTCTCTATGATACAGATTCTCAAACATGGGTAGCTGCAGATATTGAGGGTGGTACAGGAACAGGTGGCCCAGTAGAATTAACTGACCAAACTCATTCTATATATGTTTCTAAGACTGGTAATAATATTAACCAGGGTTTAAATATTGATGATGCAAAATTAACAATAACCAGTGCTGTGAATGCAGCGCAAACTTTAATAGCTGAACCAGGGTTTGTAGGAAGTGTAAGAATTGATGTTTTAGATGGTGGCAGATACTTTGAAGGAAATGTAAACATTTCAGATAACATTCACGTGTTTGCGCCAACATCAACATTTATTGGAAACCTTACTATTGGTAATAATTCATCCTGTGTTATTGATACTCATTATGCCGACACAAACACACCTGGCTCCACTTTAGTTAATTTTGTTAATGCAACAAATTCTTACTATACTGCTAATACTTTAGATATGCGAGGTGAAGCCGGTTCACAAACCGGTGGCATTGGTATTAGGTCTGAACAGAGTATTAACAGGTGTAAAGTAAATATTGGCGAGATTTATATTCCAACTGACGCAAAAGGATATCAAAGTGATGAAGACGGTAATTTAACTTTTGGCAGAGTAAATCTTACAGGCGATAACTCATTCGCGTTTTACTTATTTGGCGTAGATGGAAATGCAAAAACTGATATAACATGCGGGGAAATTATTGCATCTCCAATAGGCAGTAATACTATGGCCGTTTACTGTAATACTGATAATTCAAAAACAACTTTAATATGTGGCCAGATAGATGTAGCTAAAGTTTATTCTATACCAAAGGCAACAGCTGAACTTTATATAATTTGCCCTAAAATTAGTGGTGATAGAACTCAAAATATTATTGGAGTTGTAAAAGAAATTTCAGATATTACTTTTGATTTAAAAGCAGATCAAACCGCGTTGACCGCACACGTTTCTGATGCAACCAATCCTCATAGCGTAACTGCTACTCAAGTTGGTTTAGGCAACGTAGATAATACATCTGATGCAACCAAACCCGTATCTGGACCAACTCAAAATGTTTTAAGTTTAAAGGCAAATTTATCTGATTTATCTAATCACATTAATGATTTAACCAATCCTCATAGCGTAACTGCTGCTCAAGTTGGACTTGGTAACGTAGATAATACATCTGATATTAATAAACCAGTTAGTACAGCAACACAAACTGCTTTAAATTCAAAGGCCAATTCATCTGATTTAACAACTCACATTAATGATTTAACCAATCCTCATAGCGTAACTGCTACTCAAGTTGGACTTGGTAACGTAGATAATACATCTGATGCAACCAAACCCGTATCTGGACCAACTCAAACTGCTTTAAATTTAAAGGCCAATTCATCTGATTTAACAACTCACATTAATGATTTAACTAATCCTCATAGCGTAACTGCTGCTCAAGTTGGTTTAGGAAATGTTAATAATACATCTGATATTAATAAACCAGTTAGTACAGCAACACAAACTGCTTTAAATTTAAAAGCAGATCAATTAACTACATATACTAAAACAGAAGTTGATGCTGCTATAGGTGATGGGGGTGGAGGTGATTTAACCGCTGATGTTACATCTGATGTTAATGTTGGAAGTATTTCAACGGCTGATGTTGTTACAAGCGGCACGACTTTGCAAGAGTTTGTAGAGCAGTTATTGAAACAAACATATTTTCCAACTTTCGTAAACCCCTCTGCATCCCTTACTGATAATCTAGCCTCATCAGTAGAAGCTGGTACAACGGGAATTAATCTATCGGCCGGCTTTAATGCAGGCGCAATTAACGGAGCTCTCACTGATAATATTTGGGATCCAGGCCTAAAGCAAGCAAACAGAGCCGGGGCAGCAAACTCATACGAATTTAGTGGAACTTCTATAATTACAACAACACAGGGCGGATCTACTTTAAGTCAACCCGCTGTTGTAATTACAGATGGTGCTAATACTTTTAATGTTTCTATTGATTACGCAGAAGGCCCGCAACCACTTGACAGCGTGGGCAGCAATTATTTAAGCCCACTGCCAGCTGGAAGCGTGGTGAAGTCGCTAACTGTAAATGGAAGACGAAGAGCTTTTTATGGAACTAACCTCAGTGATAATACTAGTGCTGGTATAAGAGCTTTATCTAATAGTGTTTTAAACCCAGGGAATGGCTCGTCTTTCACAATTAACATTCCTGCTGGTGCAGTAAGTGTTAATTTCTCTTACCCAAATACTCTTCGAAATGTTACTAGTGTTCTTTATGCAGAAGGTCTTAATGCAGATGTTAAGGGATCTTTTGGATCACCCACTCTGGTTGATGTAGAAGGAGCCAATGGATTTAGTGCCATATCTTATAAAGTATATTCATTCACACCACCTTCACCATTTGAAGCTAGCGCAACTTACACCGTAACAATTTAATATAAATAGCAATATGGCATCCATAGAATTTCCTCTTTCATTCACACGACAATTTGTCGGGCCACTTGATACATCATCAGTATATGATTCATTAATAGATCTTCAAGACTATGTTAATAATAATCCTATTGCATATCTTGGTCAAGTTCTTAGTATAGCCAGTGGTGATGACGCTGGCATTTACATCGTTGGTGATGATGGTGCTGGCGGTTTTAATGTTGAAAAATATAGTAACGAAACAGATCTTAGTTCTAAAGCTAATTCATCTGATTTAACAACTCACATTAATGATGCAACAAATCCTCATAGCGTAACTGCTACTCAAGTTGGTTTAGGTAGCGTAGAAAATACCGCTTTATCAACCTGGCCTGGAAGCGGTGCAATTACTACAGTGGGAACACTTGGTAGTTTAACTGTATCTGGCCAAACTACATTTACTAACAATTTCCCGTTCTTACCTTCTGGTCCTCCAACAGACTCAAATCATGCAGTACCTAAAAGTTACGTTGATACTTTATCAGAGGGTTTACATACACACGATCAAGTTCATGCTTTAGCGCTCAGTGAATTAAGCGGTTTAATTGATGGAAATGCTGGGCCTTCTACAGTGAGTTATGATAATGGAACCAATGGCGTTGGTGCCACACTTACTATTGTTTCTGCCGGTGAATTTAACTTTTTATCACCAATCGTATGGGACAATGACCCTGATATTTTACTTACAAATAGAGTATTGGTTATTAATCAGGGAAATACTTTTGAGAATGGAATATATGAGATAACATCATCCACCGTTTTAACTAGAGCGAGTGACTTTGATACCCCAGCAGAAATGGCAGGTGGTGATTTTGTATTTGTTACTCACGGCGATACTTACAATAATACTGGGTGGGTTCTTTCTGAACCTGTTAATACAGTTGGAACTGACGAAGTTCACTTCATTCAATTCTCTGGTGCGGGTTCATTTATTGGCGGGCATGGTATTACAATCAATGGTAACGAAGTTTCTATTCCAAAGAACGAATTAATAGAACTTCAAGATCTAACTATATCCGGTGATTTTAAATTAATAAGCGATCCATTACCACAGGCAAATTATATATTAACAACTGATGCCGCTGGTATTGGTACATGGCAAGAACCGTTTCAATCGACTCTTAATTCAGTCACAACAAACGGAGCAACTACCCTCAACGATATTAGTGTAGGCAGGATTGTAACATTACATCCAACTAATCCAGTCAACAACAACATAGCCTCTGGTAATAGCAGTGCGTCTATTGGAGGAGTTGCAAATGTAGTAAGCGGGAATGGCTCAGTCAGTTATGGAGGTATCGGCCAAGAAGTTAAAGGGCTAGAGTCTTCGGCAATAGGTGGAATAAACACAATTCTAAACACTAGATACACCTCTGCTATTGGAGGAACTGGCAGTGTGGTTGGTTTAGGAACGTCGCTAATAGATGATATAGATGCACAAAATTCGATTGCATTAGGGGGCAACGGTAATATAATTGAATCCGCACAAGCAGCGGCAACAGTAGGTGGAGACACAAATAGGATTTTAACAACTCATCACAGATCCGTTATTTTAGGAGGTCAAAACATTATAACAGATGCCGCGGATACTGCATACGTTCCCAATTTAAATGTCGGCGCAGGATTCAAAATGCCAACAGGCGCAATTGATACCTACGTGCTGACCACTGATGCAACTGGTGTAGGCACATGGCAAGAAGCGGCGGGAGGCGCTGTATCGGATTTAGAGTATTCAGGTGATTGGGATAGTGCTACGAACCCCGCTTCTGCTACTACGGCACCAAGTAAAAATGCTGTATATGATAAGATTGAATTATTAGTAGCTGCTAGCACAGGTACAACAGATTTAAGTATTGGTAATGTAACTGCGTCTTCTTTAGATATACAATCTAACACAGGAAACAATGCGACAATTCCAGCAGCAACAACAGTATCTGCTGGATTATTAACAAACGCTCAATTTGATAAGTTGTCCAGCATTACTGTAACAAGTGCGATTAACCTTGATACCTTAACATCTAACATACAATCAAATTTATCCTATACATCAAGTGCAACAAACGGAGTTGTAACAAATAGTGATGGAAGCGGTTTTATAATTCCTGCGGCAACAGCAGTAGCTGGCACTAACATCGCTGGATTATTAACTCCAACTCAATTTGATAAATTAGATTTAATTAGTATTGTTACTGATCCGGTTGATCTTAATGCTTTATCGAGCGATCTTAATACTTTATCGGGTGATCTTACTACTTTATCAACCGGCGTTTCAACAATTGCGGGGCGGGTTGATAATTTAGAAATAAACGTTAGTGCAATAACATCTAACGTATCGACAGATTTAGGTATTGGTACTCATAATGATATATCTTTACATATAACAAGCAGCGATGGAGAAAATGCGATACTTCCTTTAGCAACAGCGTCAACTGACACTAACCTCGCTGGATTATTAAGCCCAACTCAATTTGATAAGTTGGACAACATTACAGTTGCATCGCCCGTTAATCTTGATACCTTATCATCCACAGTTGGCGGAATAACATCTAACATACAATCAAATTTATCCTATACATCAAGTGCAATACAAGGCGTTATAGCAAATAGTGATGGAAGTGGTTTTATAATTCCTGCAGCGGATACCAACCTTGCTGGATTATTAACGAACGCTCAATTTGATAAGTTGGACAACATTACTGTAACAAGTCCGATTAATCTTAATACCTTATCATCCACCGTTGATGGAATAACATCTAACATACAATCAAATTTATCCTATACATCAAGTGCAATAGACGGAGTTATAGCAAATAGTGATGGAAGTGGTTTTATAATTCCTTTAGCAACAGCAGTGGAGGATACCAACATTGCTGGATTATTAAGCCCAACTCAATTTAATAAATTAAATTTAATTAGTATTGTTACTGATTCGGTTGATCTTAATGCTTTATCAACCACCGTTGATGGAATAACATCTAACGTATCGACAGATTTAGGTATTGGTACTCATAATGCAACATCTTTACATATAACAAGCAGCGATGGAGACAACGCAATACTTCCTTTAGCAACGGCGTCAACTGACACTAACCTTGCTGGATTATTAAGCCCAACTCAATTTGATAAATTAGATTTAATTAGTGTAACAAACACAATTGACCTTGATAACATTGTTGGGTCTGGTGACATAACAACAGATGATGCATGGGTAGCTGCTGGAGACTTGATTGTTGGCTCTGGAACAAACACGGCATCAATATTACCCAAATCAGATAACAATTTTCTACATACGACAGCAGCAGGAGTTGTGCAATGGAAGTCGGCTATAGATGGAATTTCTAAGAATGGCACAGGTGCATTTAATAGCCGTAGAACTATTAATCTCATAGAGGGAACTAACATAACCCTAACGTTTGTCGATGATCCTTTGGGCAAGGTAGATGTTACTATAGATGCCGCTGGTGGTGGAGGAGTTACAGATTTAGGTATTGGTACTCGTAATGATATATCATTACAGATAACGAGTAGCGATGGAGAAAATGCGACAATTCCTTTAGCAACGGCGTCAACTGATACTAACCTTGCTGGATTATTAAGCCCAACGCAATTTGATAAGTTGGACAACATTACTGTAACAGGTCCGATTGACCTTGACAATCTCCCAACCGGTAGCGGTGATATGTTAAAGGCTGATTATGACCCAAATAATACAGCTCAAGATATCTATGATATTCGGTGGATGGTAGAGCACACAGACCCCTTGGCAACACCCAATAGAATTTTTACTAAATTAGAAAGAGACAAAGTTAATAATCTTTGGGTTGGAATTAATGAATTGGCCGCCAACGTAGCGCCAGTTGTTACTAATGACTCATCCCAAGGTTATTCGGTTGGTTCACTTTGGATAGACATCACTTCTGGAGAAGTATATAGGTGCGTTGATAATACCGTTGGAGCCGCGGTATGGGCCGAAACTTCACTATCAGGGCTAGCGCCAGTTGCTACTAGTGGCAGTGCTACTGACTTAACTACTGGAACTCTTTCAATCCTTAGGATTGGTGATGAATCAATAACAAGCGGTAAGCTAGAAAGTACTATTACTACTTCGTTAGGAAAAGCCGATACCGCATTACAACCGGTGGATGTTGGAATTAGCGTCCAAGGGTGGTCTTCGGTATTATCTGCAACCACAGCTAGTTTCTTAGTAGCAGATAAAGATAAACTTGACAACATTATATTTGATGATCCTCGGGATCCTGATATTCCAATTAACCTTGATACATTATTAAGTAACGTTACAACGAACAACAGTAAAGTATCTGCTGATGGTAGTGTAACAACGCATTCTGATATTAACGATGCGGGTTCTGGTAGTATCATTACTTTAAATGAAAGAGAGAAACTTTCATTAATCGCGTTTAATGCGGGACAAACTGCTCCTGATGATACTATAAATTTAACTGATTTAGCATCAGCCGTTGCTGTTAATACGACAAAAGTATCTAACATACAATCAAATTTATCCTATACATCAAGTGCAATACAAGGCGTTATAGTTAATTCTGATGGAAACGATGCTGTAATTCCTTTAGCAACAGCGTCAACTGGCACTAACATCGCTGGATTATTAACTCCAACTCAATTTGATAAATTAGGTAACATTACAATAAATCAGGCCGTTGATCTAGACGATCTAGAGACTAGGGTTAATAATATCGATGCTTCCGTTGTTCTAAAAGGAATTTGGGATCCTAATAGTGGAAGTTTCCCAGCAAGTACCTTAGCAGGATTTAGTTACATCGTTGAAGCTGATGGAACAGTTGATAATATAACATTCAATGTTAATGACAGACTTATAGCATTAGTTGATGCTGCTTCAACTACTACTTATAGTCCTGATTGGTATAAAGCTGACTATACAGACCAAGTTTTATCGGTTAATGGTTTTACTGGAACCGTTGTTTTAAATACAGATAATATAAGTGCAGCCGGCACCAATAAGTATGTAACTGCTGATGATGTTACTAAGTTGTCCAGCATTACTGTAACAAGTGCGATTAACCTTGATACCTTATTAAGTAACGTTACAACGAACAATAGTAAAGTATCTAACGTATCGACAGATTTATCCTATACATCAAGTGCAATACAAGGCGTTATAGTTAGTTCTGATGGAAACAATGCTATAATTCCTACGGCGGATACCAACATTGCTGGATTATTAAGCCCAGCTCAATTTGATAAGTTGGGTAACATTACAGTTACATCGCCAGTTAATCTTAACGATGTAATAGCAGCCCAAATAATTAACAATTCAAAGGAAGGAAACGCTACACACACTGGAGAAGTTACTGGCAATCTTGATCTGACGCTGCAGCCTTCGGCGATAAGTAATAGAGGCACCGTGACTGCATTAGCTGATAATGACTTTATTTTGATTGGTGATACAGATGATAATGCCAGTCTTAAGAAAACGACCGCTCAATCTATTGCAGATTTGGCAACTCAAACTCCTGGTTTAAATACAGATGTTCAAACTATAACTTCTAGTGCAAATGCTGTTTCCTTTGATACTTCTAACGGGTGTAATGCTAGAATTATATTAACAGAAGATGTTTTATCGCTAGCAATAACTAAAGGCGGCGGAGCTTTAGATAATGGAGATACTGGAATTATATTCATAAAGCAAAATGACCCAGGTGGCCACACATTTGCAGTTTCCACTCCTTCTACAATTAGAGTATATTCTGGTGACTTGGCCAAGATCCCAGATATAACGATAAATAGTGTTGGCTCGGCTACTATCGGGTATGCATTTGATAGCGGCGAATTACATTTATATGTAAGTGAAACAACTTAAAATAAAAATAATGAAAAAATATAGATTAATAAAAAAATCTCCTTTAGAACTTTATAATAGAAACCTTGGTGGGTTCCCTTGGACATTAACAAGAAATACATCACCGCCTGAGACATTAGATGGATTTAAATATGTTGAAGAATTACCATACCCAGGAAATAATCTACTGGCTGAAGGAAAGGTTTGGGTAAGAGAATTAACAGAAGACGCTTACATATGGGTTCAAGCCGATGAACCAACGCTTGATGTAGATAACCGAACCGTTGAAGCTTGGAGAATTAGAGCTATAGCTAAAACTACTCCATTTTTAGATGAAATGCTAATTGATAAAATCAACAAAGAAATCTCTCTCATACAAGATCCATTAAATAAAGCCGTGGCCGAAGAAGTATTTTTCGGGGGAAATACGATAGACAGAGAATCTACATTATTAAATACTATGGCAAATAGTATTGGGTTAACGAGCAGTCAAATTGATGACCTGTTTATACAGGCTATAAATATAACTGTATAAATTAACTATGAGTGTAAATTTTCCATTAGAATTAATTGGAGTAGGTGACGCGCCGTCTTCATCTGCTGAGACGGTAATAAGAAGAATAGATGTTGGTACTAAGTTCGCTGAACTCCCCATTACCGTTGATGGTCTAGGGAACACTATAACTAACCCGCAGGAATATTGGTATAGATGCGGTGGTGGCTCTACTCAAACGGGCAATAGTATATGGTATGTTAATACAGGGGGCTCGCAAGTTTATGAAGGCAAAACCACTGCGTTCACTCCTGGTAATATACCTAGTTATGTTCCAGCCGTGGTCCAACAAACCGAGAGATATAGACAATCCGGTACCAACCTTGAATATACAATTCCAAACCTTGCATCAGAATCGCCCCTGCCTAGTGGAACATATAGAGTGAATCTTATTTTTAGTGATAACTATAGAAACTTTAGAGTTGTAAATATTTTTATTAATAATATTTTTGTAGGTGAGCTTAGAGAGGAAAGCACCGATGGAACGACATTTGTAGGTGAATTTCAATCATATGATGTTGAAGTATCAACTGGTGTCATAGAGATACGGTTTGAAAAAGTGCAAGAAAACCCCAAAATCCATGGAATTGAAATCATAAAGTTAGGTACTACTGATGAGACTGCTTTTGTTACAATAGGAAATATTAATAACACTAATGATAATACCGGCTTCGGTTCAGTTCCATATGTATATGAAATTGCAAAATATGAAACGTTTAGAAGAAAGATAGATGATTATAATGCAGATCCTGTAAATGTAAATAGACAAATAACTGCAGGCGATCCTAGATTTACAGATGATCTGCATCCTGCATATAGTGTATTTGGAAACAGAGCTTTTCGCTTTGTTAACTGGTTAAATGAAAGAGAAGGCTACCAGCCAGCATATAAAATTTTAGGTGGCGGTTCAAATGATCCTATTTCTCTTTGGAGTAGTGCTGAAGCGTGGCAACTCGGTGGTGAAAACAGATTTAGACATAAGGCCGCAAAATATTTCTTACCATCTTATAATGAATGGTATAAAGCAGCTTATTATGATCCTATTAATACTGTTTATTACGATTATGCAACTGGAAGTGACACTCCTCCAATTTCTACACCTGGTGGTAAAGTTGAAGGAACCGCGGTGTATAATCAAGACATCAATACTGGTCTTGCGGTTGTAACTAATGCGGGTGGGGAAAGTCCTTATGGTATAGTTGGAGGAAACGGCAATGTTAGTGAGTTTTTAGAAACGGCGGTAGGGCTGGTTAATGATGACCCTTTGGAAAATAGAATATCTGTTGGTGGTACTTATTCTGATACTACTATTCAACCAGCTACGGCGACTCCTCCTGGAGCTTCAACCACTTTATTTACCGTTGATGATGCTATTACATTTAGACTCGCTCGTAATCCTAATGCATTTTTCTATACATCATATTTTGAAGAGTTCGTACCTATTAACAATCCTGGTAACGATGCAGATACTGTAAATGGTGGTTATGGTGATGTTAGTTATACATATCAAATTGCAAAATATAGTGTTGCTGAAGAACAGATCGCTGCTTACAATACAGCCAACCCTTCATTACAAATATCAATAGATTCTCGTGGTGAAAGTAAACCAGCTACAAGTGTATCGTGGAATGAAGCTGCTCGTTATATTAATTGGCTTAATATAAGAGAAGGGTTTCAACCCGCTTATAAATTTGATACTGGTGGTGTTAATGATCCTATTACTCTTTGGAGTAGTGCTGAAGCTTGGCAAACCGACGGCGAGAATCTTTATCGCCATAAAGATGCAAAATACTTCTTACCTTCAGAAGATGAGTGGTATAAGGCAGCTTATTATGATAGTCAAGCAGATGTTTATTACACTTATGCAACAGGTAGCGATAGTCCTCCAACACCAACGGCTGGTAGTACAATAACAGGAGCGGCTGTTTATGACGGTCAAAGTGGTCCTGCTGATGTTACTAACGCTGGTGGTCTTAGTCCTTATGGAACGATGGGTCAAGGAGGTAATACATATGAATGGACTGAAAATGCCCTTGATGGTACAAATGATTCTACTACTGAGTTGCGGGGGTTCCGCGGCGGCAGCTGGTTCAGCGGCTCCAGCGGCTTGCAGTCGTCCTCCCGCGACGGCGACTTCCCGTTCGGCGGGGACATCGCCCTCGGTTTTCGTGTCGCCTGTAACGTGAATGCTAATCCTATATCAGCCTCGCTCATCACCATTGGCGATGCTAGTAATAATCCCGATGGTGACACCGCCTTTGGATCAGTTCCATATACATATCAGATCGGTAAGTATGAAGTTAATGAAAAAGAAATTGATGAGTTTAATAAAATAAATGAAAACGCCATTTTTAAGTTTGATGATGGTGAAGATAAACCCGCTAGAGAATTAACATGGAACTCAGCAGCACGATTTATTAATTGGCTTAATTCTAAAGAAGGTTATTTTGAAGCTTACTCCTTTGCGTCAGCAGGCCAATTCAGTGATGATTGGCCGCTTGATCAATCTTGGGATCTTGGTGGAGAAGTAAATCGTCTAAGACATAAACATGCAAAGTATTTCCTACCAAGCGAAGATGAATGGTATAAAGCGGCTTACTGGGATCAGCCCTTATCTAAGTATTGGTTATATTCAACAGGAAGCGATACTCCTCCAGCAGATGTTCCAGGCGGGGTAGATCCAAATACTGCCGTTTATAACCAAACTGCCACGGCTTCAGTTATTCGGGCGGGTGGGGAAAGTCCTTATGGTATAGTTGGAGGAAACGGTAATGTGAAGGAGTGGCTTGAAGGTGCGCCAGCTGGAAACACAACTCAAAAGTGGGCTGCTGGTGAATCCTATGAAGCGACGACGTTAGGAACAAAAAATTCTTTTCCAAATTTATTCCTGAATAACTCAGGAGATGATAAGATAGGTTTTCGTTGCGCCGCTAACCCCGATACGAAAACGCCAACAATTCTTTTTGATCAATTTGGAGATGAACTCGTTAAGTATAATGGTGATATACCACCCGATTATAATGATGGTAATTTTTTATACCCGCCCGTGAGTATTCTTATAGGAGAATCTGCTTCTGAAATTGGCGGACGTGCATTTAGAAATAATACTAATTTAGAATCTTTAAATTTAGGGCTGAGTGTTGGTGAGATTCGAGGCAGTGCATTTGAAGGTTGTACCAACCTAACAGGGCCTCTTAATATTCCAGATAGTATAACTGCTATACGAGATCTAGCTTTTCGAAATTGCTCTTCTTTACAGAGTTTAGATCTTGGTAACACCATTGCCTTTATTGGTGATAATGCATTTGATGGTTGTACCAACCTAACAGGACCTCTTAATATTCCAGATACTGTATTTGTGATTGATCCCAGGGCATTTCTTAATTGTTCTGGAATTTCTTCTTTAAAAATCTCGAATAATATGTCTATACTTAAAATTGGCACCTTTCAAAATTGTTCTGGAATACTGGGGGAAGTGATCATCCCAGATATTGTAACCGAGATAGGTAATAACGTTTTTAAGAATTGTTCTAATGTAACATCGTTTAATATCCCGACCGGCTTGGAATCTATTGGCAGTTCTGCTTTTTCTCAATGCTCTTCATGGGTTGGTCCATTAGTCCTTCCAGATACTTTAACTACTTTTGGAACATTTACTTTTATTGGCTGTTCGGGATTAACTAGTTTTAATTTTCCAAATAACCCAAACTTTACCAGCATACCATCTGGTTTATTTAATAATTGTCCTAATCTAGCTGGTCCACTAATCATTCCAGATTCGGTGACTTCGATCGGAAACGCTCCTTTTCGTGATTGCAATAAATTAACAGGTCCACTAATCATTCCAGATAAAGTGACTTCTATTGGCGGTTCTGCTTTTATTGATTGCTCTGGCTTAGAATCTCTTACGCTTGGTTCTGGACTTACTAATATTGGAGATGCAACATTTAACCGCTGCAGCGGAATGATTGGAACTCTTAGTATACCCGCCACTATAACTGAAATTGGCGGTAATGCATTTAGAGCTTGCTCTTTTGATAGAATTGAATACTACGCCGTTGTAAAACCGAGCGAAGACGGCAATGTGTTTTCTTCAAATAATACAACAGAAATACACGTTCCTAGCGAAGCTCCTTTTAATGCTAGACCAAATGCATGGGTGGGAGGAGAAGTTTGGAATGGATTAACAGTAGTAGCCGATTTAGACAATTCTTTAAATACTACACTATATGATGTTAATAATTTAGCTTTAATATCTATTGATATAGATATACCAAATAATTGGAATGAAAATGAAACTCTATTTGCGGCCGATACTATTAAGATTGGAAGTTCTTGTGCAGCAATAGGAGACCAGGCCTTTATTAATAATACATCTTTAACAGATATTGCATATGGTATTATTCCAGCAACCGTTCAAACGATTGGCAGTGGTTCTTTTCAAAATTGTACTTTCTTAGCCGGTTCATTAACTATATCAAGTGGCATTACATCTATTGGAGATTTTGCTTTTCAAAATTGCTCTTCTATTACTTCAGTTAACATTGAAGCGACAACCGCGCCAATAATTGGTATTAATACATTTTCTGGTATGACCTCAGTATTTCCAGCAGAGATTCATGTTCCAACTGGCGCAACAGGGTATGCTGCATCATATAACGGACTAACAGTAGTTGCAGACTTATAAAAAGATGAGTATAGAAAATACAAAGTTAAATACAAAGTTAAACATAGAAACGTTTGATAATATTAAAGCTACTATAAAGAACGAAGACAAGACAACAGTATCGGTTGATCATAATTTTTTAGTTCCAGATTATACACCTCCTACTAATGCCATAATAGCATGGAATAGTTATATGGAGGTTGGCGCAATATTTGGCGATCAAATATTAACTGAATTTGTTAAAAACGATGCAGGCATTCCACTTTCAATGTCAATCTTTAGAAATGATATTGAAGTTTATATAGATGATAATTTAATAGGTATTCAAATAGATGATATGCCAGAACAATTTGGTTTTGATAATCCAAACAACCCTAACTTTAAATATGATAGTTCTTATATAGATTTTACTGAGGTTGAACCCGGTATTGTGAAATACTCATCAAGCGTTAGATATTTAAGTGGCCTGCCTAAACAAAATAGTAGTAATGGTTTAGATGGAAGAAAGCCAAGTAGAAGACAGACAAATGCGCCACAAGCAGGCAGCTTAGATTTTAGATCAGAGGATATATTTGTTTCTGGAGTTTATCCATATTATTATGGATTAAGCAATGCACCAATGACTAAAGAAGAAATACAAGAACTAATAGATAGCAATGACTCTTCTTTAAATTTTGTTGTGGCTGATAGCATGGGTGATGTAACTATTAGATATGACTCAAACGAACAATATCTATGGTTTGCTCATGCTAGTATATATGATCAAAAAAATAGTTGGCTTAACAGCGATACAACAAACGGCGAAATAACAAGCGGGGGTTTTATAGAGAAAACTGGGCAATTCCAGCTTTCAAATACTTTTTGGGTTAACATTGATTTTACAATATATCAAAGTAATGCAGTAAGCACCACTTACGAACTTACTTACCTTGTTTAAGTTTAATAATACAAAAATATGTTAGTTAATGTATATGCAATAAATAAAGAATTACCAATGGGATTTGGAGATTTTATTCGAGGGTGCGTTACGTGTCACCAACTGTCTTTAAAAAATAAGTTTGATTTTGATTTTGATCTTAAAAAGTTTTCTAAGTTTTATAAATCAGAAGAAGTTTTATTAAAAAGGAGTATATACACTGAAGCATTACCTAAAGCGATGAATATAACCCTCCTTGAAAAAAATTTAAATTCATTGTTGCGTTTTAAGCGGCAATCTAATTTAAATGATACAGATTTATTTGTTTTAACAAATGCATGGCCAAAAGGCACTGCTGAAAAACATGAAAAAATAGAAGATAGGCTTAAACAAAAAACTTGGGGTAAAATATCTAAAGAAACAAAAGACTTTATTAAATCACGATTAATACCAATTGATTTTCAGTCTGAGTTTATTAAAAACTTACCGAAAAAATACGAAGTTGTTCATATAAGAGCAGGCGATCATATATCTTTTATAAATGCAATTAATAAAAAATCTTTAGATATTCATAATAAGTTAATAGAGGTTAATTCTTTTGATGAACTTATTAAAGCGGCGGTATCAAGAATTTCTAAAATACTAAAAAAGACAAAGCATCCGTTAATAATTCTTTCTGACTCAGACAAAGTTAAAGACGATATGGGTATCGCCTATGCTGAACTTATTACTAAAGGCAAAATATTTATTTCTGAGGTTAATGCAAAACATTCAGGCGTGGATGGTTTACAAGAAACGTTTCATGATTTAACAATTTTAAATAATGCAAAAGAAATTCACCAATTATCAGTATATAATTGGGGATCTGGTTTTAGTAATATAGCACATCACATTTATGATGTTCCTATTAAAAGATATCCTAAATTAAAATAATATTTTATGTATGTTGCACAAAACATAGAGCGCCCACAGCGGTATGTGGTAGACCCACAGAATGAAGAGCTCTGGACAACTGATGAACATCTAGATTATAAGTGGAAGCTTGTGGCCGGTTGTAAGGTTTGGTGCAACTGTATAGGAATGGGCCAGTGGGTTCCTATTGAAATTTCTACCATTGAAAAATAATTGTTTAGTTTTAATATATTATAAATAAAAGTAGACATGGCCACAAATGAAATAAAATTTAAAAGTGACGTTTCAGTTCTTGGTAACTTTAACGTTGATTCATTTAGTATATCGCGACTAGAAACTGCAAACCTTCCAGCATTAACTACTGATGGATCAGTTGCGTATGATACTATAAAACAAAGTTTAATTGTTTATGATTTAAATAATACTGAATGGAAAATTTCTAATGGTAGTATTCTTCAAGAAGATAATCTTTCTATTAGACCTCAAGGGCAAGTTCAATTTAGTGATGGTAATCCTCGTGGCTCTAATTCGGTTGACCTTCAAACGGTCAGAGACGCCGTTGACCAAGTTGCTGGTGGAGATTACGATGTTATTAGTGGTGGAAAAAATAATAAAACCGATTCCGTTAACGCGTGGGCGACTTCAAACACTATTGGTGGAGGAGAAGATAATACAATAGTTGCAAGTTATACTTCAACTATTGGTGGCGGCCAAGGGAATGTATTAATTACCAGCACTGGAGTCATTGGTGGAGGTTCTTACAACGAGATTTATGCCGGGTGGCAAAACTCAATTTTTTCTGGGCAAAATAATTATATAGGGAATGAAGGTGATAATCATGAAGGTAATTACATTGCTTCAGGTAACTTTAACACAATTGCGTTTCTGCAAAACGGATCTGGAGATTATAACTCAATTTGTGGAGGAGGATCTGACAATGCGATTAATTTTGGTGATTATAATACATTAGGCGGCGGAAGGAACAACATAATAAAACGTTCAGCCGACCTTAACAACGAGTTACCATCATATAATACGATGCCGGGTGGTCATGATAATGAAATATTTGATGGTGATTATAATACAATTTTAGGTGGTCGTAATAATGCTGTTACTGGCAGTTATTCTGTTGCTTTTGGAAGAAGAGCTGTTACAGTTAATGAAAGTGTTGTTTTATTCGCAGATGAAACAACCAACGTCTTTAGTGATGTCGCAGCAAACTCATTTAACATTCAAGCAAGCGGCGGATTAAGATTAGTTGATGGTAATGAAGGCGTTGGTAAAGTTCTAACATGCGACGCTAATGGAACTGGTCATTGGAACCCACGCGGCGTTGATTCTATTACAGTTGGCGAAGGATTATCAATTGATAACGCTGATGCTCAAGTACCGATAATTACTTTAACTGGTGGAGCTGTCGTATCACAAGAAACCGCGCCGACTAGTCCTTCAGAAGGAGACCTTTGGTTTGATACTGTCGAAGGATTACTATATGTATATTATGACGATGGTAATGACTCACCACAGTGGGTTAGTTCTTCTACAGGTTCTGTTGGTCCTCAAGGCGAGGATGGTGCAGTAGGTGCAACTGGTCCTCAAGGCGAGGATGGTGCAGTAGGTGCAACTGGTCCAAATGGTAATATTGACGGAGTGGGCGACAGCGTAACAGGCACAGCAACCTTTACCAACTCCGATAACAACATCAACCTCACGGGCATCGGTAACTTAGGTGGGTTGACAGAGGCGGGTGATGTAATACAGGTGACTGGATCTACTGGTAACAATAAGCTCTATACTGTAGAGTTTAGGTCTGGTGTTAATGACGTTATTGTTAACGAAGCACACGCCGCTGATGATTCATGGGATACCGTACCATATTCAGAACTTGACGAGGTTATTGAGTCCGGACGCTATTACATCTGCCTCATTGCGCACACGGGGGCTGTATTCGCAACCGATCTAGCCGCCGGCAAATGGTTGCTTGTTGAATATGAGGGTAACAAAAGACTGGCAGCCGAGAACACTGGCACGCAGACGATCACGCTGGTGTGCAAGGCTAAGAACGCGCCACTAGGCTACGGGCAGGGATGGGTAGGCGTTGGCGCAGATCGAGCTCCTAATGGTACCTTTGACGTCGTAACCACTAATAGTACAGGCAGATCTATTAGTGTGGCCGTCTCCGTGAGTGCCTTTACGGTAACCACAAACAACGAGCCTGCATTTGTACAAGTCTACGTAGACGGAAGAAAAATAACGCGGGCCGGTGTTGATGATACTCAGAATGCTTTAAACCGCATGACGCCTGTGGACTTTATTGTTCCCCCCGGCAGTGAGTATAAAGTTGATGCCAGTGCTCCAGGAGGGTTGAGGGATTTGTCGATAACTCAGTGGGTAGAACTTAGATAATATTAGCAATTAACTTTTAAAAATGAAATTATACATCAACCCGCAAGGGCAAAAATACGGTATTGACAACAACCAAAACCATCTTATCAAAGAAGATTGGATTGAATGTCAGAAGAAAGAAGATGGCACTTGGGCTATGAACTATAACGTAGATGGCACACCAGCTCCAGATGCTCCAATAAGCTCAGGCTCAGTAAAGGGTGAAGCTGGTCGTAGAATAGTAGCCATCTGCCCTGAATGGCAACAACGTAACTATATTGCTACATCTTTAACATTCACAGATATGATTCAAGATGGAGAAACGCTTACTGCTGAACAAGAAACTCAACGATCAGAAATTAAAGCAATTTGGAATACAATTCAAGGTATTCGTACTAAGTCTGATGAGATTGAAGCTATGTCTCCTATTCCTGCAGATTATAAAGATGACTCTTATTGGGTCTAAATTAAAAATATAAATAATTATTATACGAACTATCGTAAATATAGAACATTAAAATATGGCAAACGAATTAAAATTTAAAAGTAACGTTAATATAACGGGAAACTTAAACTCCGCAAGTTTTTCAATTGATAAATTTGCCGAAAATGATTTACCAACCGTTGATCTTGTTGACGGTTCACTTATTTACAACTCTGATAGGAATAGTATATTAATTTGGGATATTGTTGAGGGTGAATGGCAAAACATTCTGCCTTCTCAAGGCAGTGGAACGATTCAAGGAGTAAGTGCAACACAAGATATTAGAGCTACTAATGAAGGTGGCACCATAGCTGGAAATGCTCGAGGAGAGAACAGCGTTGACCTGCAAACATCTCGAGTTTTAAGCACACAGGTGGCAGCAGCAGCGCGATCTGGTTTATTTGCAGGAAAAGAAAATGCGATACTTCAAAATTTTGGTCTATCAAATCAAAGCGTAATTATTGGAGGCCAGAAAAATGCCTTAGATTCCGTTAATAACAGTGCAATAGCTGGAGGCCTTGAAAACTACGTCGGTTACCCTGGAGGAGGTTTATTTGTTGGCGGAGGAACAAAGAACTTTGTTAGAGGAATTAACGGCACAACCAATTGTAATTATGGCGCAATAATCGGTGGTAATAATAACCTTGTTACAGGAAATAACTCAGTTATATTAGGCGGTTCTCAAAATGAAGCCGATGGTAACAATTCTGTTATATTAAGTGGAACTGAAAATTTAGCAAACGCGCCATATTCACTAGCATCTGGCAACTTTGCAGATTGTAATGGCTTTATTGGAGCTAGGGTTTTTGCAGATCAAACTAATGAACCACTCGTTGCAGCACATAATCAAGAGTTTGCTGTTCAAACACAGGAATTTACAATTATGGGTGGCACAAACCCTACAACAGCCAAACTTGGTATTGGCACTCAATCCCCAACTCAAACAATAGAAGCACGTGGTAATATTTTATCAACAATCGCTAATGGTACGGAATCCACTTTAATAAGAGAGGGTATTATTGAATTAAGAAGAGATACTGGGATTTCTTATATTGACTTTAAGCATGGAGATTATGATTATGATGCTCGTATTTCAAGTTCAATAGATGGCGGATTTAATTTAGACGTTGGCGGCGATGGTAATATTATTAATAATGCTTTTGTAATACGGCCTGATGGTAATGTTGGTATTGGAAAAAGTTTGCCAACAAGTAAACTTCAAATTTTAGATGGTAATATAGCACTGGAAACAACGGGTGGCAGCAGAGGATTTATAACACAAGAATTTACCGGTGATACTGAACTTCTTCCTGGTGAAGGTATAGGTTTTTGCGGCAGTAGTGCTAGATTACCTAGCGAAGGTGGCACGGGTGGCGCTGATTTATTTGTTAGAGACACTGGTGAAACTCTCGTAAGAAAGAAATTATTCGCTCTTACTGATGTTCAAATAAAAGGGCAACTTCAAATTGAAGGAGGAAACCCTGGCCTTAATAAAGTTTTAACATGTGATGCTGCAGGCGTTGCTACATGGGAAGCTTCTGGAGGAATTGGATCATCATTAACAGATTTACAAACAATTTATGTATCTAAAGATGGTAACGATCTAAACGGCGGAACAAATATAGGTGAGCCAAAACTTACAATTTCATCAGCTATATCAGCTGCTTTGGTAGAACAAACCGTTGGAGTTCCTGCTTATACTATTCAAGTTCTTGATGACGGAATATATGAGGAGGAAATAACGTTAACGCGTTCCTTAAGTTTACACGCTCCTTTTGCTACGATAGTAGGCCAAATTGAACTTGGTGCATTTTCTCGCGTAAAGGTTGATAAACATTATTGGGGAGCTTCAACTTTAACAGATTTAGTAGTCTTAGGTCCAAATGCGTCAGTAGGTGTTGGAATCACCGCTTCTTATGAAGCTAACTTGATGGATACACGAGGTATTACCGGAGGAGAAGGCAACACTAATTCGACGGCTATAAAACTATCCCAGGTTGGACAGCCAACACAATTCCATGTAAAAGTTGACACAATACGTCTTGGAGATCATCGAGGAATAACGATAACAGGAACCGGCACTGATCTGCATACTTTATATTTTAATATTGATACTATTGAATTATACGCTACTAATGCTAAAGGAATTTTTACAGGATCGACCGATACGTTTGGAGCTCAATATATTGGTACTATTGGAAACATTATAACTAAGAGTGGAAATAGTCATGCTGGCATATATATGGTTACAACTGCTAATGCTACAGTTAATGTTAAATGTAATGAACTTAGGATATCTGGCAATTCTTATAGAATTTTAGATTCCTTTAGTGGATCTCCAGACGAAGGCGAGCTATATATTAGTTGTAATAATATAGTCACTGACAATCGAGAAGGAACGCCTGCATATGAAAATTCTAATTTAAGTTCTGGAGGAACGCCTGGAACGGCTCTTTCAGGAACTGTTGCTGGAGGTTCAGGTTCAACTGAAATCTTTGTTAATGGTGATGGTTCTACAAGAATGATTGTTCCAATTGATACTACATGGATGTTCACTACTTTAATTGCGGGAAGGTCTGCAACAGAAAGCGCAGGATATAAAATTGAAGGAGTTATTAAAAACGACGGAGGTACAACAAGTTTAGTTGGAACTGCGATTAAGACTGTGTTTGGTGAAGATGATCCTGCATGGGATGTAACAGTGAATGCTAATAACACTGCACTAACATTTCTTGTAACTGGTGACAGCACTGATTCTGTTAACTGGTCTGCAACCGTTAATAAAACTGAAGTTAATTAAATGGCAGCATATTTAAAAGGAGTAGAAACAAATGGTGTTGTCGAGTTTAGTTTAAAAGATGACGCTAAAACTAATACAACTGTCATTAGAAATAACGGTATTATAACAACTATTAGAGCTGCGGAAATATTAGAAGGCGACGGTTTTACAGCAGATTCTACTGTAAAAAAGTTAATTATAGGATCGGATGTAAAAGAACTTGAAACTAGATGTTTTCAAAATTGTGCAGGTCTTACAGGAAGTTTAACTATACCTAATTCGGTTTATACTATTGCCGGCAATGCCTTTCAAAATTGTTCAGGCCTAACCGGGGATTTAAATATTCCAAGCAGTGTTAAATACCTAAAAAGAGTTTGCTTTGACGGATGCACTGGTTTTGATGGAACTTTAACTTTTGAAGGTTCTAATATTGATATAATAAACGAGTATGCTTTTCGCGATTGCACTGGCTTCACTGGTTCATTAACTATCCCAGATAGTGTTACGCGTATTGAAAGAGATGCCTTTAACAATTGCGGTGGCTTCACTGGCGATTTAGTAATTCCAGATGGTGTTGAGTATCTTGGGGCTAGGTGTTTTCAAAATGCAGGTTTTGATGGAACTTTAACTCTTCCAAGTACTTTAAAAGAAATCTACATTTCCGCCTTCTTCGGCACTTCTTATACTGGCGATTTAGTAATTCCAGAAGGCGTAGAATCTATTGGTAATACTTCTTTTAGGGATTCCGCATTCACTAATAGTTCGCTTACTATACCAAGTACTGTTACATATGTTGGCAACGGAGCATTTCGAAATTCAGGATTCTCTGAGTTATATATTAATTGCCCAGCCGCAATTTTTAACAACCCAGGCCCGGTAGAGACTCGTAACACCTTCCTTGACATGTCCAACCTCACCAACATATATGTGGATTATCAATATTTTTCAGAATACACTACCGAATTTAGTCAGACTACTGCAAATGTAAGTGTTTATAATTTGCCTTTAACGCCAACAATATTTTATGATAATAACAATATTGAAATTGGATCTATAACAACAGATATTCCAGCCAACTTCATCGGCGCTGGACAAAACCCTAATATATTTTATATATCAATTGGAACAACATGTACAAGTATTGGTGAGAATGCTTTTAGTAACGGTCCTTTAGGCGGAGACTTAATAATTCCTTTAACGGTGACTGATCTTTTTAACAATTGTTTTAGAAACTGCTTTAATATTACATCATTAACTTTAAATGAGGGTTTAATAAATATAGGTGAAGGTGCGTTTTCATTAAACGAACAATTCACTAATACTGTGGTAACCATTCCAAATAGCGTTGAAACTATTGGCATTGGTTCTTTCTATCAATGCACAAACCTTACATCAGTGACTATTGGAACTGGTGTGCAGACTATTGGTCCGGTCGCATTTCTAGGTTGTTCAAGCTTAACTACATTTAATTGTTATGTAAGTAAGACAATTGTTGATGCTGCCACCCAAATATTAGATAATTGCACATCTTTAACAGAGATTCATGTTCGTTCAAGCGATGCTTCATGGACTGCAGGACCTGGGCTTGTTATTGGTAATATAACCGTTGAAGTAATTAAAGATTTATAATATAAAGAAATGAGTAATCTATTTAGAGGCGAAATAACAAATGGTGTAGCTGAATTTAACTTTGGTGAAGAGCTTAAAGGCGAATTTCCAACAACGGTATTTCTTAATGGTGTGGTTGATCAAACTTTTTTTGGCGAAGAACACCCTGATGGAGGAGTATTAAATCCGATTGATCATGGTAACGTTGGAGATAAAGTTACATTTGTTATAGGTAATAAAGTTAAAACTCTTAACAAGATTAATTCTGGAGGAGGAGTTTTTGATTCTGACATTACAATACCAGCTGGTATTCCAGATAGCGTTGAGAATATTGGGAGTAGTGCTTTTCTTGATTGCTCTTTCTTTTCTGGTTCATTAACAATTCCAGATAGCGTTAAGATTATTGGGAGTCAGTCTTTTAAGGGTTGCTTTGGCTTCACTGGTTCATTAACAATTCCAGATAGTGTTACAACTATTGGGGATTTTGCTTTTAATGGTTGCTCTGGCTTCACTGGTTCATTAACTATCCCAGATAGTGTTACAACTATTGGGCAATTTGCTTTTGCGAGCTGTAACTTTACAGGTTCATTAACAATTCCAGAAGGTGTTACAACTATTAGAGGTTATACGTTTTATCAATGTAATTTTACAGGTTCATTAATAATCCCAGAAGGTGTTACAACTATTGAGACTGACGCTTTTTTTAATTGCACTGGCTTCACTGGTTCATTAACCATTCCGAATAGTGTTACGAGTATTGGGGATTATGCTTTTAATGGTATGTTTGGAATCAATGGCCCATTAACATTACCATCCATACTACCATTGGAACTAGGCTTAGCTGCATTTGCGGGTACCCCTTTAAACGGCGCCCTTTCATTAACAGGCAACATATCAAAGATAGGCCGATCCGCTTTTAATAATACTGATATTACGAGCTTAAATATTGATTCTAATTTTGATATTTCGGCTGTGTTGGGTTATGCATCATTTGAGAATATGGAATTTTGTACTAGTATTAATGTAGATGTTGCAAATACAACTTTAAAATCAATAAATGGCATTTTATTTAGTGCAGATGAAAGCATTTTGATTCGTTATCCAGAAGGTAAAACCAATACTTCTTATACTATTCCTAATAGTGTTACAACAATTGATGCTGGCGCTTTTAATGCTGATTCCGTTGGCGGGGGCCCAACCATTACAGCGTTACCTACAAGCTTAAATATCATTGGGAATGATGCTTTTGAGAAATCTTCTTTAACGGTAAATAATTTAGTTCTTCCAAATACAGTAACAAGTATTGGTGAAGGAGCTTTTTATAATTGTCATAGTCTCACTGGTTTGGTAACAATACCGAATAGTGTTACAAGTATTGGAAATTTCGCGTTTTTGCGAAACTTAAATATAACAGGTGTAAATTGCTATATAGATAAAAGTATTATTGATGCCGCAGCCGCGGTATTCCAATTTTCAGCAGAGAATACAGCATTTACTATTCATGCTCGTTCAAGTGACGCTTCATGGACGGCTGGTTCTGGTCAAACTATTGGAGGGCGATTATCTACAGTAATTAAAGATTTACCAGGTTAATAAAATAAATAAATAATAATATGAAATATGCTATAACAAGTTCTTACGATGACGAACCAGAAAAGTTAATTGTAATTGTACAAGATACGCCTTTACCTGAAGAAGATGGTTTGGAATCATATGAAATTTCTGATGAAGAAGCAACAACAATAGAAAACTCAAATAGTTCTCGATGGTTTATATATGAAGGAGTTTTAAAAAGTCTTCAAGAAATAATTGAAATACAACAAGCTAATATTATTTCTAATAAAGTGGCTGAAGTTGGAGTTGAAGCTGGTAAAGAATATCTTAGAGAATTTTTTGCTCGTAAGAGATATCAAGTAGAGGTTGGGGGTATTACTGTTAGCGACCTCGATGTTAGAACAGACCGCTTTACCGTTGATCGTATTTACCAATCACGAGTTCTTGCTAAAGAAGACGCTACATTTACTACAGATTGGAAACTAGGAGATAACAATTTTGTATCATTAGATGCGCCAACGCTTATTAGTATTGCAGATGGAGTAACTCAACATCTTAAAGATTCATTTACTAGAGAAAAAGAAATTAATGATTTAATTAATAGTGCAGTTACGGTTGAAGACTTACAGGCTATAACGTGGTAATATGAGTAATAGAGTATTTAAAGCAGGGCCTGCTGTTGATGGCGTATCCGAGCTCAACTTGGGTTATGACACTCTAACGCCTACTATTGTTTTTAATGGAACTGATCATCCTACGATTTATAATGGAGACATTCCTACCGATGCGCATAATGAAGGTGTTTCTGGCCCAAATTTCGTAACAAGTTTAATCCTTGGTACTTCTTGTACATCTATAGGCGATAACGCATTTAAATGGTGTAATAACTTAGCCATGACGAATTTAATTATTCCTGATAGCGTTACATACATTGGCGTAAATGCATTTACTGACAGCCCTTTAATAACAGGAAATATTTTTATTCCTGATAGCGTTACATCTATTGGTACGGGTTCATTCAACCAATTGGGAATAAATGGATCTATAACTTTAAGTAATAATATAGAAAGTATTGGGCCTTCTACTTTTTATGGAAATAATACTATAACAGGAGATCTTATTATTCCTGATAGTGTTAAAAATATAGGTTCCTTTGCTTTTCGAAACCCAGGCTTGCCTGGTCAATCAAAATTACAAAATGAATTAATTTTAGGAAATTCTTTAGAATCTTTGGGTAGCAATGCATTTGCCGGTAGAGGTTGGTCAGGCAATTTAGATATACCTGACACAATTACATCTTTGAATGTTAACTGTTTTGGCGAGAATTATTTTTCATCTATTAATATTAATATACCAGCGTTTGGTTTTGGTACCTTTAACAACTTAACTTCTCTTAAATATATTAATGTTGGCACCGATCATATTTCTGGATATGACGCTGCATGGAGAGCTAATAACGATATAGCCGCATCAGTTGAAATAAGAGATTTAAATAAATTTCATATTACTTGGAATTCGGGTGGAGCTCCGCTTGCAGTAATACCACTATTTAATAATGAAGACTTAACCGCTGAAAGTGTTAGGTATGAATGGTTATGGGATAGTACAGGCCAAACTGTTACGGAAGGTAGTAACCTTCTTTCACCGAAATTTTTAGGAGCAGGAGATGTTATATCAGAACATTGGCTTCAAACTACGATTAGCGACCAAACTCCAAGCTATACTGGCTTAACTACTATTGATTTAAATGGATCTGGAGCAGCTGTTAAAAGTTTAGATATAAGTCAAGTTCGATGGCCGCTTAAAAGAATAATATTAGAAGATGTTTCTAATTGGATTCCTGAAGAACCATTTATGAAAGTCAAGATAATAGACGGCTTTAAAAACTTTACTATTACCAACAATCCTTCTTTAACAGAATTAAAATTTGATTTAAAAGGTGGCGCTGATATTAGGGACAACTCTTCTGCAGATAATGGCGTAATAAAAATAAGTGGGATGAGCGCTTTAACTGATATATCCTTTTCAAACCCAGTAAAACATTGGGAGGATAAGAGCTATGATGGTTTAGAGGTTAACACTTTTGAAATATCAAATTGTAATGCACTAACTGGAACATTAGATTTACGGCAAATTACAGTAGATGTAAATCCTGCAGATACGCCTACGGCTGCACCGCCCACACCCCTGACAGAATTTGTAACTATTAGAGATCCTGGTAACACAACTGATACCACTGGTTATGGAGATGTTAGTTATACATATCAGATTGGTAAGTATGAAATTAGTGAAGGCGACATTGCCACTTATAATGCAGACTCTGCCAATAGTACTCGTCTGATTGTAACAAGCAGCAGAGGTACTAATAAACCAGCTACAAACATAAGTCGGAATGAAATGGCTCGTTATGTTAACTGGCTTAATACAAGAGAAGGCGAGCAGGCCGCATATAAATTTACTACAAACGGAGTTAATGATAATATTGCTCTTTGGAGTAGTGCTGAAGCTTGGCAAACCGACGGCGAAAATCTATTCAGACATAAAGATGCAAAATACTTCTTACCAAGTGAAGATGAGTGGTATAAAGCAGCTTATTATAAAAGTGGCGGTACTAACGCTGGTTATTGGTCATATCCAACAGGATCCGATACTGCTCCTGCGATTATACCCTTCTCCTCCGGAGGTACAGTTGGAGCCGTTTACGGATTTAAATCAAGCCCTGCTGATGTAGATAATTGTGGTAGTCTTAGTCCTTATGGGACTATGGGCCAAGGCGGTAATGTATATGAATTGTTAGAGAGTGCTTTTGATGGTATAAATGATTTTGATGATCCGGATGATGTGCGTGTTGCGCGTGGCGGAGGTTATACAAGTAGCACTAACGCCACCACTCTTTTAAAAGGTACCAGAACCTTTATTGAAGCTAATAAAATATACACGGGTGCGGATACCTTCGGTTTTCGTGTCGCAAAAGTATATGACAGATTTACTTCAGAGTTTGGAATGAATCTTACCGATAATACTGGAATAACTTACCTAGCTTTAGGCAGCGGATATAATACAAAGCATACTTTAAACTTAAGAGGTTGTACTAACCTTACTGGTTTTTATTCTTTATATCCAAAGACGCTTACTATATCAGGAGTAAATGATTGGTCTGATTGTAATTTTTCTGAGGGACAGATTCTTAATATTGCCGAATTTGTTAAAGGAGATCCTGCAAACTCCGCTTCTGCAAATCAAGTTAAATTGGGAGGCAACCCTATTTGGGTCAGCGGATTAACCTCACAAATTATAGCAACCGCATTAGCAAATAACTTCACGTTTGTTGAGTAAATATAGTCATTTTATTATTTACAAATGCTAGTTTATGTGATATAATAGTCATATGAGATTAGGTTTAGTATGTATTAGTGAGATCCTCCGTTCAAAAGAAAAACTTCATAGTCGAGCAATGACTCGTAAACGGTTTTTAACTGAAGATAGAGCCGTAAGTATGGTTGAGCTATCGGCTCGTATTGCACATAATGTTTTAGTCTTATCTAAAACGATTCAGACATGCCATGAAAATGGAATTGGTCATCTTCGTGTAAGCAGCAGTATATTTCCTCTTGTCACGGATGAGACTTTAAAATTATCATATGAAGATCTTCCAGATATTGATTCTATTATATCAGGGTTAGGAAAAGCAGGAGATCTTGCTCGACAATATGATATTACTTTAAGTTGCCATCCTTCTCAATTTAACGTATTAGCAAGTCTTAGTGAAGATACTATTCGTCGAAGTATACTTCAATTAAATCATGAGAGTCAAGTTCTTGATTGGCTAGGTTGCAAATCTGATTATAGTTCGCCAATGTGTTTACATCTAAATAGATCGCCAAGCGTAGAAGAATTTACCACTCAGTATTTTGATAGATTTTGTGAAGGCTTTTCACGGTGTTCCAAAGGAGTTCAGAATCGTTTAGTATTAGAAAACGAAGACAAAGGGTATTGGTCATGCGAAAACTTATATAATACGTTTAATGGTTTTATTCCATTTGTTTATGATAACCTTCATGACCAATGTAATCCTTCGTCAATACCATATTCAGATCATTGGGCTAAGTTATTCAAAGAAACTTGGGGAGTACATACACCAGTTTTCCATTGGAGCGAAGGTATAGATGGATCTAATAAGCACGCAGATTATTTTACTCATGTCCCAGTTGTTGTTCAATTAAACAAAGATGTTACTTGGGAATGTGAAGTAAAATCTAAAGATAAAGCTATCTGTAAAATTAAAGATGATAAGAAATTTCTGGAAGCTGAAGTATAAATAAGTTTATGTGGGAATTATGGTGTAAATCAATTGGGCAGAAAGCTTATACTGA